ATTCATCACAGTCCACTGAGTACCGCCCGCGCCTTGCACTGGGGTAACGATTGCGGAGGCATCACCTAGGTTGGCAATACCAACTTGTGACGAACCCACCGGAGTAGTAGCCGCAGATGTAGCATTGGCAGACATGGCAGGACCAGCATTAGCAGCACTGAAGTAACCGGACACACCGCCACCAATAGCACCCATCAGCATAGACTCACCAATTTTCTGTTTAGTAAGCAGGGCAGAGGCAGCACCAAGACCCGCACCGACAAGTGCAGAGCCTACAGTCGAAGCCGCAGTAGCACCAATCGTACCAGCCAGAGCTGTGGATAACCCGATACTTGCAGCGATAGACGGTGCTGCCATCGGGATAGCAATAGAGGCTGCAATCTTAACGATAGTCTTTAAGCCCTTGGATTTTTCATAGTGCATCCCCAAGGCTTTAGTCATTTCTCTACGTGCGAATGGGGGGAGGTCACCACCAAATGCGTTAGGTGATAAATCAGGTATCCCCAAAGCCATCGCGTTACGGCTACTAAATGTTGTAGTATTCATTTCATAATCTCCGATAAGTCCAAGCGCATCTGTGTATAAACTGGTTTAAACCCATAACGAGCGATAACACGTTGCATAGCTGGGGATACCATTCCCTCTAGTACACGTGCGCCGTTCATATAAGCCCAACCACACAGTTGCTTCCAGTATTTCTCATGTAAAGCATCCAAGTCCATACCACCAATCGCCAAGATATTTAGGGATGGCAGTCTTGGGTAGCCACCCATCTCAAGAACCAAAGCAAAGATTACGCTTTTCACTATGGTCGCATCGCTCTTAACGATAAAGACAAAAGCCTTACTCTGTAAGGCCGCATTGTAAATATCCTCAACGGTGTACTCTCCGTGTGTGGCCTTGTTCACACACTTCATAAGAAGCGGCTTGGTAGCAGGCCAGTAAGTGTCGAAATGTTCCTTAGTGCTCAGTAGCAATGGCTCGTAAGCGTCTAGGGTCATACCGTTGGGATATACTTTGCTCATTTCTTGTCGCTATATTTCTCTAACATTGAATCAAAGAACTCCTTGCCTTTCATCTTAACGACATGGGCAGGGATTACGTATTCCCCAGATGATACTCGGATAGGAACGCTATCGCTAGTACCTGTACCCGGACCTTTTACTGGACCACCTGATGAACCATCTGTATACGGGGTTACTTCGCCACCCATAGCAAAGTTACGTGGCTCTGGCTCAGCAGCAGGCTGGCCTGATTTCAATGCACGTGCGACCAGAATCAGTACGTAAATCAAACCTTCATCGTACTCAGGTGATAAATCCTGTTCTGTTGCTAGACCTTGCTGGATTGCATAGTTGCGGATATAAGGGTACATATCCGGGTTTTGTAGAGCAGTAGTAGCCAGTTGCTCAACCATGTTGAGTTCTTGTTGTGATAATTCACCAGTGGAAATCAAGTACTGAACTACTTGTTTGAACTCAGCAACTTCTTGCTGGTTGTTTCGTAAGAACTCTTGGATGTTCATTTCCATAATCTCAGGAGTCATACGTTTGTTTGGGCTCATGCCTGTCTGTACACCAACGCCAGTAGCTGGAGGCATATTACCCATACCACTCACGCCTGTCATATCTGGCATACCGCCAACACCTACCATACCACCCTGAGCATATGTAGGTTGCAAGTTAATATCAAACGCCGGAGCGTTTTGGTTTGTAGCCGTAGTACCCATCGGGATTGTACCGATAGCCTGCTGGTTAATTGCAGGCATAGCACCTTGGTTCATTAAACCATCTAGGTCGGGCGGTAAATCTAACGAGGTAGATGTAGGTGTAGCACCAGTTTGTGGTGTTTGGGCCATACCACCTTGAGGGGCCATAGTAGGAGCGGCTAGTCCTACCCTTGTTGGTATTGGTGCTGGTCGAGCATCTGAGCTACCGCCGCCAAATAATGGGAAATTCATCTTCTATCCTTTCAACTGCGTAATAAGCGTGTTCAACATTTGTCGCATAATAGCTACGTCATTTGCCAGTAGCTGGACATCATTTATCAGCTTACCAACATCCTCAAGTGCAGCCACGTTTACACCGTCAATCGTGAACCCAGCACCTGTCGCAGATACCCTCGTAAACGTAGGGTCATCATACGTCTTTATTGAAATCCTGTCATCTGTAATTGCACGACTGGCATTATCTGTTTCACCCCTAATACCGCATAGGAGTTCTACGTTTTCTTTAATCCTGTTCAGTACCTGCCCTTGCCAATCACTAATATCAGCAGTAGGGATAGTAGGAATCGCTGTAAATCTAGGCATTATGCTGTCCTCAACCCATAAGGTGTCTCGCCAATATGAATAGCCCGAATCCGCGCAGACCCAGACACAGCAACCTCAAATGTATCTGAGCGATACCCACTAGGCAATCGGAAGATTTCACTGTTATACAATACACCTTGAAATACAAGCTGCTTGTTAACCCACAGGCGGAATACAACAGGTAATGCAACTGGCAATGGCTTCTTATATATAGTGACTGGGTCACCGTTAACCATCATGGAGTTAAAACTACCCGGAACATTTACCCGTTCAAGAGCATCATTGATGTAATCATGCGGCCCGTTAACAGTACCTAGTTGCAATAACTCAGCCCACAGAGGGGCATTATAAATTGGCACTGTTTCGTTGTAGGCATTGATAATATCAATCTCATCATCAGGCACATCGTAGTCGGCAATTACACGAGCCGCACCCAGATTCATGTAATCCTTAGTAACAATGACTTTGGACTTCCATTCAAGAGGCGATAGAGGCTGTGTAGGGTTATCCCACTGATAAATACTACCGGTTGTATCAGCTGCAAAATAAAGTTTATTGGTCAAGCTATCTACTACAGTTGCGGAAAACTTGTACTGTGTTTGTACAAAGAACCCGCCGATACGTTCATCACGCTCAAACACAAACGCTCCCCGGCTATGGCTTGCGTGATACTTACCATTATAGAAAGTAGCTACTACAGTGGTTGGGTCTAAAGCTTCAAGCCATGTATCCCAGTCATGCACGAGTTTGGTTACAAGGTCCATACCTGCATTAGGAGCATAGACCGCAATACCACCATGGGAAGCATAGGCTGCACCGTAACCCATATTTACAATAGACCGCTTAGATAGGCATGGATATGGCGTATCAATACGGTTAAACACCATAGTAGCAGGACTATTTCCAGATACTTGATATGGATACCCTTCAGTTAGTACAAGGATATACCCCATAACTGCAACAACACCAACTACGTTATCTTCGAACGTCAGTGCGTATTTTGCAGGCCATGCGTGTGGTTTATCAGGCTCGGAAAAGTAAACTTGGTTTCCAGTAAACCCAACATAAATACTATTTTGAGCTACAACGATACCTTGAAGGTCACTTGGAGGCGGGTCATAGTCATTAGTAGATAACAAGTCAAACAAGTTTGATGTATCAAAATCATCTATAAATGAGTAGCTACCATCGCCCCAGTACCTAGCAGCACTTGAACTTGTTTCAGATACGTCATGGTATAGTGTACCGGCGGTTTCTGATTTATCGGCTACATTAGACCCAGCTTGTGAGTATTCAAAAGTTTCATCATCTATAACATCGGTAACTATACCATCGGTAATATTAAACGTAGTATCAGTACATCCTGAGATTTTAAATCTATCCCCAACACCTAGCCTATGAGGATTTGAAAGTTGTACTCTTGACGTGCCGCTACTACGGCTGACTCTAGCTAATGAGGTAGGAAACCATAAAGTAGCCAACCGATAATACGCAGTATCATTTAGATTAGCTAGTGTCCTATACAAACGTACACCACGGACAAAGTTCTTACCAGCTGGTTTACCTGTAGGGATATTAGTTACTGTTACTATCTGTCCGTCTTTAATATATAGCGTAGTAGATGGGTCAGATGCAATAGATTCTTCACCCCATCCTGTCATCCATGTATAGACATAAGACCTAGGTATAGTATTCCCAGCTAAAGTAACTTTACCAGTAGTTTGAGTTGACGTTGCGGCATTACCCGGACTAAAGTACGAAAACTGTGTGCTACTAAGAACTGTAACTTTAGCGTTTACGGCGTTAAATCCAATTTCACCAGCAGTAAAACCTGTAATAGAGGCAACATTTCCAGAGCGTAACCCATGGGCAGCACTTGTGGTTGCCGTTACAGTATCGCTAGTATCACGTACACAGCTTGATATAATTGCATTAGGCAGTGCCGCCGCAGTAGGTGTAACTACAGTTGTAGGTAACGGAAGACCTAGTTCATAGTAATCACGTGGATATGGAAGTCCACCAGTAGTAGCAAGTTTATAGTTGCTAACCTTAGGAACTCCGTCACCAGTGTAATAAAACCGCTGTTCATTATCAGATGAGGCTGCACCAAGAGCAACGTCAACTTCTTGATTCCAGCTAAGAAATACGGGGTCATTTGTTACTGGGTCATGCAGAATATGAAGGGTTTTAACTTCACCGTTCCTACCAGAATTAGTTATGATAACTGGTGCTCGATATGGGATGAGGTCGCCAGAATATAGCTTGGCGTTAACTGTAAGTTGTGCTGAAGAATCGGGAAGAAGCTCCGGAGAAATCTTCGGGGCTTCGCCTAAGAATTTAATTATTTTAACCGCAGCCATAATACTATCCTTTAGGCTCTTTCACTGAGTTCATACTATCGAGTACGGCTTTAGTCTGGTCAATCAGAACTGGCAGGTCACCCTCAATAATTTCAGGTTCTTCCACGATTATACCACCAACTGGAATAGTTTCACTACGAGCAAAAAACCCGTTCGGATACATAACCAATGGCATCTTCATCGTTCATACCCTCGTTCTAGTTCCATAATGTAAATACCGAGCTCAGTAGCGTTCTGCTTATCTAAACAGATTCCACCAGATGGCTCAGGCCTTACCAATAGTATCGGTTTTGTTGGTTTTATCGGCATCGTTTGATTGCACCCCACCACCGAAATGGTCACGAAACCAACTATCAGGTGTCTGCTCAAGTTTTGTACGTTCATTCTGAGCCTTCCTTACCTTAATGGCTGTCAGAATCTCATCCAACAGCCTAATGATAATTTCAACTACCTTCATGTTCCGATGCGCTTAGTGGCTCTGATACGACCCCAAAGGGCTAAGCCATCGCCTACAAACGAAGCTATAGCTTCAGCCAACCCGCCAGTATCACCAAGGTCATATCCTTTAATGTAGGCAATCTTACCGACTATAGATAAAGCGATTCCCCAGAACGTAACAGAACTCAATAAACCTTTTGCTTCTTCCATGACTTACTCCTTTTTACTAACATCACTAACACCAAATTTGCCAGTCCATGTACCGTATAGGAATACTTTTTGTGGCAACCCAAACCCTACTCGCCAATCTACATGACAAAACCCGTCATGAAGCCCTACGCTAAATCCTAGGGAGTAAGCGAGTCTGGCAAACTTCAACTGACTATCGGCAGCCCAACTACGCCATCGAATATCTGCTGCTGCGCTACCTAGCGTGTTATGCTTGGGGTTTACTGTCAGATGTAACGAACTTGGATGTCCCTTCTCAGCTGTATTATGCGCCGGACTCCGGCACACACTATTAAGCGTTAATGGCTGCCCCCACTTCAGTCGTAGGAACGGTAAGGCAGCAGCAAACTGCGGGTCTATTACTATTACCCCGGACCCTTTACACTGTAATTCACTGGCCCCAAAATACGGTAGCTCTTTAGTCCATGCTTTCATAATTACCTCGATGCAAAAAATGCTGCCGTCAGTGCCCCTGCTACAAGAATCATAACGATTTTATCAACCCATGTTGATGACCCATTATGTGTAGCTTGTGCGGTTTCAACTGTGGCAACGCGGCGTTCGATGCTAGTTTGTTCTTCATCGTATTTATCCATACGTTTAAACAGTGTAATCATACGTTCTTCCATTCTGGCAAGTGATACGATAGCCTCACTCATCTTATCCAGCTTACCTTCAATTCTGTCAAGACGGTCTGTACTATCTCCATCGTGACGCCTATCGCTACCTGTTCGTCTTTCTACTGACATACTCACTCACCTTTCTGGTCATATTATTACTTTAGCACCTCTTATTGGGGCTATACTGGAAACTTACTTATCAACTCTCTGGCATACCTAACATCATTGTAGTGCGAGTTTTTGCAGTGGTCTTTATCAAACCATAGTACTGTGTCTATAACCTTGTACCATATTGACTTGGTGCGCCATGCGCGACCACTAAGGCTTTCATTAGGATGCCCGTTTAAAAAAACTACATTAGCCAACTGGCTAGTAGCGTCACCTATCTTTACAAACCACTTCATAGTGTGCTCGCCAATAAGAATAGTGAATCAAGCTGCGAACTGGACAACCCTAGGGCCGCTGCCATATTGGATACAAGCGAATCCCCACGATTTACTTCTGTAGCATATTCCCATGTAATCTGGTCAGCACGAGACCCATTCTCAACAGCCGACTCAACTAAATCTAAAACCCCAAACTGCAATAAGGCAAGTCTAGCCTGACGCATTGACACAACTGATGGGATTCTAAGCCGTTCTTGCTCGGCAATAGCATCTTTTTCCTCTTGCGTGAGGTAGTGCTTAATCTCTTTAACCTCACCAGTCTTAGAGTCTTTTTCGTAAAAAACGACAAAATCATCCATGTTATTTCACCCCGTAAATTGTGAACTTCCCACCAGACAAGTTATAGTTACCAGAGGCAAGTCTAAAGTAAATTGTGGTAGTGCTATTGGTAATGTTTGTTCTTACCTCGACACCTGCTGCACCAAGTTTTCCAACCACATTGCCGTAAAGCAATTCGATTTGTACTGAACCAGCTCTGCCCGGAGTGGCTCCTGAAGCACCAGCTGTACCTAGCAATTGGCCGCCTTGATATGACTCAGTATTGGCATTGTTGGATGATATGTAAAATGCCCAGCCACTCGCGCTGCATCTAATGTCCACATAAGTCACCAGCAGCGTTTTATACTCAGTCAAATCAAGTTCGCTTAGACTTACAGAGTTACCAGAGGATGCGGCAACAGTACCAAGTAGTGTGTAACTATCAGTGTTTATTTCTGGGAACGGCTGGCTACTCCATGTTGTCCCACTAGACCTTAGGATATTTCCAGATGTGCCGGGCGCAATTTCACCTATTGCTGTCGTGCCATTTCCTACTAATAGAGAGTTTGTGGTTAATGTATTCTTACCAGTGCCTCCACGGGCGACAGTAGTAACGGTCTCAAGGTCAACTTTCTCGTTGAACAACGCAGCTACAGGGCGGAGTTCTAGGCGGTCATTAAGTGCATACGATTTAGCTGTAGTCCCATCTTGGGCTCGTACGATTGTCATTGAGTCTACAGAACGGGCCGTAACCTTAACAATCTCAAGGTTGTTGCTTGTATCTACAAGCGTTGCATAGAAATAGTCCCCAGCACCAAGTGCTGGAAACCTTGCACCCTCGCCAGAGTTTAGCGTAAGGGTGGTCGCCGTATTCGTAATACTGGCACTTAATGTACCGTATGCGTTATTCGTAACTTTAGCTGCCATGATTATTCCTTACTACCAATTTTGTAGATTGAGTCGTTTCCACGTATTTGTTGCAATACAGACATACACATAATTAGAATCAAATGCTATCCAGCCAGCAGTACCAGTATCCGATGAGGTAGCTGGCACAGTAGCAGTAATATTGAGTCTGCCGTTTTTCCATAGGGAAGATGCTGCGTCATACTGGAGTACATGCTTATCGGCTTTGGTTCCCATCAGCACATCATGCAGCTCATCAAGTTCGTACCCGTTCATGACATCTACAAAGATGACGCCAGTGGTTGAATTGCTTACTATGCAATACCCAACCTTTACAAGATGTTCGGGAGCTACAGGTTTAACATCAGTCATTGTTCCGGGAGTTGACCCTACATAAAGCGGTGCACCCTCAATAAACATTGATGTATCAATATTGCGTACAAGGCCATACGTAGTAACGTACCCTTCAAGTCCGGCGGATATGTTCTCCGTTATGACGCCAAATGTAGCAGCGGATGTTCCTTCGGCAGTGGACGATGCTTTGGCTACAGTCTTGCGACCAAACTCGGCACCAGTCGTATACACAACCTGACCTTCTAACAAGGCAGCACCAGTATCGTTGTATATACGCTGCACCATCTCCTGACCAACTTGTAGTGTTACTGCGCCACCTTTTAATCCTAGGTCTATCGTACCATCTGTGTCGTTCCATTTAGCACGACCAGCTAATCCGGGTGTAGGTCCAAAGTCTACGTAATCGGTGACGTGAATCTTACTAGCTTCACCTGAAGTTGCATCTAACTTCTCGTTGAACAAAGCTGTAACCATGCGTTGCTCTATGCGGTCACCCACAAGATACGCACGTGCTGTTGTACCATCCTGACCGCGAACTACTGTCAAGATGTCGGATACCCTAGCTGTTACTTTGACTACCTCAAGGTTGTTGTTCACATCCACAAGGGTAGCGTAAAAATACTCACCGGCAGCCAGTGACGGGAACTGAGCCCCGTTACCGGTTGCTAAGGTGATGGTAACATCAGAGGCACTAATACTTGCCAGTAACGTGCCGTAAGCATTGTTTTTGAGTTTAGCACCCATTATGCGTACCTCCAGTGCTGCGCGTTTTTAATACGCTGAATTGTTTTACGCGACACTTGGAACTCCTCAGCTATCAAATGTAGAGGTCTATAATCGTCTATCAATAGTTGCTTAATTCTTTTAGCCTGCTCCGGCGTTAAAACTTTCCCTGCTCGCAACTTTTTGGCCTTATCCTCATGGTTATCCGCGTCAGTACCTAAGAACAAATGGTCAGGGTTCACACACGCCGGGTTATCGCACTTATGGCATACATGGAATCCAGTAGGGTTACCCTTTATGAGTTCGTATGCAACACGATGAGCTGGTACGGAAGACCCTAAAAATTTAAATCGCCCATACCCAGAAGGAACTTTAGCCCCCATCCATAGCCAGCAGCCAGCCTGCTTCTGAACATAGTACCAAAAGCGTTGGTCATCCGACATATTTATCGTGTCCCACTTACTCATTGCTATACCTAATTCACAGTTACAGTCCAAGTAATACCGAGTGAGTCAGCAGCTGCCTTGTTGATTACTGAGAACACTGTGCGGCACAACAGAGTACCTGCTGACGCTGCGTTAAACAAACCTGCTTCGGTAATAGCACCAGTGCCTGTACCAGCTGGGAATGTCGCTACATATTCTACGTTGTTTGTAGTAACTGTTGTAGATGTCAGAGCTACGCGGCCTGCTTCAGCACCTAATGTAGTATCACCTACGTCAGCCGCAACTGTACCAGTACCAATAGCCATATGTGACATAGCTGCATCTGTAGTATCTTTCATGCGCGAGGCGATGAAGTTTTTACCAACGGTAACAACCAAGTTATCAATCTCTTGGCTGTGTTTTAACTCACCATCAGGACCACGCAGCTCAATGCTGAGCTTACCGGTCATCTTTACTTTATCTGAAAGCATAATATTTCTCCTATTAAATTACCCGTTTACAGCTACTACGTTAACCATCTGCTCGTTAACAATGCCGGACTTGGCCCCTTCAAAGAAGGTCAGCTCAATACTATCTGTAGCTGTAACAGTATCTGTTCCGGATATTACCTTACTCAGTGTATTTGCGCTAGAGTCTGTAGCTGATACAGAATCCGTAGCGACTTTTCCAATATCTAGTACATCGTTATCTGCTATAGTGACAGAGTCAGTCGAAACCTTACCGATATTAAGAACGTCATTATCTGTTGCAGTGACTGATTCAGTAGCTACCTTACCAATATTTAGTACATCATCGTCTGTTGCAGCAATAGAGTCAGATACATCTGGTCTAATGAAAGCTTTAGCAAGCGTGTCTGTAACCGATGCTGTATCAGACATTATCTTAGCTACATCTTTGGTACTTATTGTGTCGACAGTAGATGCTGTATCAGTAAGACCCCTATCATAAGCAAAGCTATTGATTACGTCAGTTGCATCTACAGAATCAGTAGATACTTTACCGACTATGCTTGCTAATGAATCAATAACAGTAGCCGTGTCGGATACGTTAGGGCGTATAAAGTCCTTATCCATAGTGTCAGCTACTAATACAGTATCTGTGGCACTTTTACCTACATCCTTGGTATTGATAGCATCTGTTGCTGTAGCTGTATCGGATAATGGTCTGCCATAAGCAAAACTATTGATTGCGTCTGTAGCTGTAGCCGTATCAGTTAGAGGCCTACCGTAGGCAAAACTATTGATTGCGTCTGTAGCTGTAGCTGCATCAGTTAATAGTCTACCATAGGCGAAGCTGTTGATTGCATCTGTAGCTGATACTGAATCAGTTGATACTTTAGATACCTGTTTAGCTTGGGTATCGGCAATACTCAACACATCGGATATTGGACGTATAAACTCGATTGCATAGCTATCAGATGTCAGGGCTATATCAACCAATACCTTGTCTATATCGAACTGAGTAATACTATCGACTACACCTAACTGGTCTGCCAAGTACAATGGCACTTTGCCATAAGACACAGTTGCACTAATCTGCTGGGCGTATATAGTCCCAAGACTTATATTCTCATACTGGACTTGTACAGTAGGCTTACCAGCCATCTTGACTGGTGTTTGAACTGGGGCTACTTTAACGAGCTCTACTTGGCTGATTGATACAGCAGCGTATACTACGATAGCTACAAGCGACACATATCCAACGACAGCTCTAATCTTGCCAGCTGACTCTAGAATTGAAGCTGTCGCACGTACTCGCATTAGAACTGCCCTCGTACCCTGAAGCGTAAGATGTCATATACGGTTTGTGTACCAGCAGGACCATATGTAATCTCAATCTCACCTTCATACATTCCGGGGTCTACATCAAGCACACCATTAGAAAAGTCGAACTGAACTTTACCATCAGCACCACCATTAGTTTTATCACATGAAATAGTAGACAACAAAGTGCTACTACCAGAGGCTCGGAACTTTACCTGTACCGTAGTTGCAGTCGCAGACAAATCTATAGGTAGACCTGTATTATCGTCTGTCAGCGTCAGAATAATTATCGGCTTGCTGTCACCTTGAACTAAACGAATAACATCCATAATCTACCTCATACGAATCTACGTAACTGTACTGAAACAGTAGCGCGGCCAGTACCTAGATTCGCTCGTGCTCTACGCTCAACTGTTTTAGACAGATATTGTTTGGCATGGTACGCAGCAAGCTCTCTATCGGACCATGGTTTGTTAGGCAACACCAAAAGATGTTGTAGTGCCCCGTGCATGATAACATTCTCAAGGTCATCAAACACGGTTTTTTCCATCCCAGAGGCTGTGCGAACCGGCTTCAAAGCCAGCACCATTTTCATATCATAGGTCTGAGCGGCATCTGGGATTGGAGCAACAGCAAAATTATCGACATCGAACTGCACAACGTACCGTGGGTTGCTTCGATACTCCACAGATAAATCAGGCCAGTGTGGAAACTTAGTATGCACATCTTCAATAGTAAGCGGAGTGACTGCTTCATTGTTTACTGACGCCGTAAGAAACGCATGAACCTCAGTATCCGACGGCGTTTCGTACGGATACTCATATACCCCCGCAGTAAGGCGAATCACAGGCTGCTCATACCGCCACGCTAATGTACGTTCACAGACTTCTACAGCAGCGTCACGAATGTAGTTTGCAATGACAGGTAATGGGCAGCCCGGAACGCTAGGAGATAACCTGTTAGCGAGTGACAGAAAGGTTCTGGTAGCCATTATCTAACCTTATTCTCAGGTAACCCTGAATCTTCAACATCAGTCAGAACCCTAGCCTGCATTCCTGCGCCGAGGGCTTGAGTGAACGATTGCTGGAACAACTGAGCCCTATTAGAGTTTACATGCTCATTATCAATAGACTCAGCCAAATATACTGTACCATCAACTACCACTGGGAAGTACGCATCTGACAATAACTCTACTGTTTCATCAGCGGTATATTCTCTAGGCGACTTGGCGTATTCGCCTATCAGTATCTGGCCCACAGGGGCTTTTGGGTACACGAAGAACTTATTGGGATTCCTCACATGGCGCATCCAGTTCACACAAGGTGCCGCTTCATCATTCATCCATACAGGATATGTTTCATCCAGCATGTCGCGGTTTACCTCTGTAATACCGTTACCATCTTTTACATAAAGAATCTCAATAATTCTCAGCGAATCAGCTGGAGCACCTTGAATAACAGTGCCAGCAGTTGTTGGAATCTCTCCGATATAAGCGAACAAATCAGGGCGAATAACGGCCATACGCTTTAGAGCTTGGTTCGCAAACCCTAAAAGCAGCGCATCACTGTACCGTACAGGCTCGTTAATATCCTGAAGGAGTCGCCTTGTTTCTGCTATGACATCGGAGAGCTTCATAATTACAGACCTTTACTTGCCTCTTGGTCAACGTCAGGATTACCTGTTGGTTCATTGACTGTAGGAACATCAATCTCTAACTTAGACTTACGGCCTTTCTGGGCCTTGGGGATAAATCTTTCTGGGTATGCTTCTTCTTCAGAAACTTCTTCCACATTTGGGTTCTCTGCTAGAATAGGATTCCAGTCGTAGATAAACCCGTCTTTCTTACCACGTAAAAACCGTGCCATTATAATCTCCTACCTATTAGCAGCTACCGCTGCACATAGCACTAAAAAATAATCCTGAGTAAATTGCTGCTTAGCCATGTTAACATCTTTATGTACTATTTGAATATTTCCTACTACATATCCTAAACTAGAATCTACACGGTCAATAGATGCTGTATGTATGGCCCCAACATCAGACCAACCTATAGGCCACCCAGATAAAGCGCATCTGAAGTCTTGGTTCACGTACGTACTCCAAACATCCTCGACAGATATGCTAAACTGAATACCCCTAGTTTCCGCACCAACTCTAAACTTATGAAACCACGAAATTCGAATATCGTTGTAATACCCGCGATGGCAGTTATCAGTTTCCCTATTCGAGCACTTCTTACAAACCTTATTTAACCTAAATGACTCCTCGGCATAGTTTCTCCGTAGATAGCTTTGGATTTCTCCACATCCACTACAGGGTTTGTACCACCTTCCGTCACTACCTTTGGTCACCATTTTACGCGGTCACTCCAATAAGCTGCGCTCATTTTGCCTTTTTGTATATTATCAGCATGGCGAGCCTTAAAGCTTTTTTGCCTTGCTTTATCCTTAGCGGAACTTGGATTAGCACCGGCACCTTTAACACCTTGCTGCCCGAATCGAATTAGCTTCACTTCATCACCTGACTTAGCCAGTACAGCATGTGACTTTGTTGGGTGATTTGGCGTACGCTTGGGTTGATTATACCCGCTAAATTCCTCTTGTCCACGTTTAATAGCCATGACTATTCTCCCCATGAGGAAAGGGGCCGAAGCCCCTTTTTGTTATGAAGCGTCAGCTACCAATGCCCATACACGAACAACAGCTTTATCCGCTGCGTTTACTGTAACAACATCAATAGTGTCAGCTGCTGCGTAGTACTTACCAGCACCATAACCTACAAATGTATTTGGCGCACCTTCCGCTAAAGCAGCTGCGGAACAATATGATGCAGCTGTATTAGCGTTAACGCCATCTAACCAACCGTCTGGGTCAGTACCGTCACCAACGTCAAGTGTTAAAGTACCGCCTTCAGCAGTAGTAACATCTGCACCTACAGCCAAAACCAATGACTTAGCTGGGATAGCGATAGCCTCCAAACCGTCACCGGCACCAATAGCAGCAGCACCAGCAGCAGTACGAGCAGCTGCAATAGCAGCAAAATCAAGTACAACTTCATAGCGTGTTACTTTATGCAAACCCTCTGCACGAGGGGCTGCTGAGCCTTTATTAAAGCCCAAAGCTTCTGTTGTAATAGCCATTTACATTCTCCTAAATCTTAAACATTGAATGGGGGATTACTCCCCCGTTCGGTTAGCCTAAAGTAACAACGCCCATTGCCAAAGCTTCTGGCTTCACTACTTTGTAGCCATACACTTGCAAACCACGGATGATATTACCGAATGTGGTTTCTGAACGCAGAGTTTCCATATTGGTCATCTGTGATGCAAATGTGAAGCCCATTTTGTGGCCAGCAACGATGCTGAACTTACCGCTTGATACTGCCAAGTTGTGGCTCATATACACAGTGAAACGGTCAATCATACCCAAACGACCATTACGCAGGATAGATGTACCATCACCTGAGATAGAAGCATCACGCAACTCAGATTTCTTAATCATACCAGCCATCTTAGCTGGGATAACTACGAAGCGGTCACCCTCTGGGCAGTTAGCTTCATCAAGTACAGTACCCAAGTCAACCAAGTAATCCAATACTGGGATTGTGCTTGTGTTACCGTCTTTGGTCAAAGCTGCTGGAGTAGCAGTAGTACCCAAATTGATGTTACCTGAAATACGACCAGCGTTAGCACCTTTGTTTAATGCTGAGATGTCTGGCAGAATGTCTGTCAGAACACGTTGGTCAATCTTAATCTTCATACGCTCTGAAGCGTCTTTAGACCATGTATCCATCAACTGGATGTCAGATTGAACTTTGTCCACATCATCTTCGATACACGCAAAGTATTCACCTTTGTCGATTACCAACTGGATTTTTGGTTTGTCTGGGTTCTCAACAGACAATGTCTGGCCTTTAACGTAGGTCTTGATTGTGATTTCAGGAGTAGTACGGATGTTAACCGTATCACCCATCTGACGAATCTCACCTTCGTAGTCAGTATTAGAAATAGATGCCAGAACTGTAGCATCATAGAAATTCTCAATCAGCTTACCTGACCAGATTTCTGGAATAAAATTGCCGCTGTAATCAGGGCGGCCACCTGCAACTGGGAATGCCATAATAATTCACCTTTACTTATGCGTTAACAATGCGATTCTCGCGTGTTGCTGCGAAAATATCGCGTTCGATTTTAGCGCGTTCCGCGTCACGATTCTTGTACTTACCTTGACGGATGTCAGCATAGAACTTTTCAACATCCTTCGTTGTGTACTGTTTCGGTACGTTTCCTGCCGGAGTGCCAGTACTACGGGACCTGCCCGGAGCAACTTGACGTTCCAGCTCAGAGGTAGAACTTGCCTGAGAGTTTTGAGCCACATTAGCCTGTCCAGTTATTTCTAACCAAGACTTAAAGAAGTTACCTACTCGGTGTACATCAAGGCTGCGCTGAGCATCCTCAAGAATAGTTTGTCTGCTAATACCGGTCAGCGGGTCTATCTGTAACAACCATGATTGGAAATCCATGTTGTTATTGATGTCGCGCCAATTAGGTACGTATGCAGATAAGTCAGTCCAGAACTGCTGCTCGGCGGTCATTGCTTGGCGTTGTGAGATAGCGTTTACCTGAGGTACTACACTACCCTGAATCTGACCAATCAATCGCTCCAACTGTGAAATACGTTGCGTTAATGGACCAACAACTTCCAGTGCTGCACGGCGCATAACTTCGATAGACTCACCATATTCCTCACGGTCTTGCGCTGTAATTACTTCTTGCGCTGACACGGGAGCGGTAGCCTGAGCCTGCTGCTGTGCTGTCATGGAAGCTAGTAACTGCTCCATCTGCTGCAACCTATTTTGCATTTCACGGTTTTGTGAGTGCAATCTAGGAACTTCTGCATTGTACATACCCTGAAGGGTACGGTATTTCTGCACTATATCCTCTTGCGGGTCTTTGCCATCAACTGGTTTGTGCTCACTACCAGCAGATGAATTTGCATCTTCAGTACCAGTACTCGTGTCGGCTGCATTGTTTACATCAGAATTCTGGTCACCATCTTGCGTACCTGTGTCGGGGTTAGGCGCACCTTCTCCCTCACCGGCTACTGCTGCGCCGAGTTCCTTATATAAATCTTGTACTGCCTCACTCTGTTTACGAATTTGCTCTGGAATTGCCATGATAAAACGCTCCTATCGGTGTGCGTAAAGTAGAGGGCGAATCATTTCGATTTTGCCGCTGCTATATCAGGAGCTTCTTTGACAAGTTTATACAACTCGCCTAAAACCTGACACCGCCCCTGCATAAGTGTCGGGTTATTTATTGCCTGTGGTAGGTTTTCCAGCTCATGAGTCCTCCACTCGGTAAGCCAATCCAAAACTTCCGGATAGTTACGAACCGTAATGGCTAAAGCCTTAACTACGTCTGGGCTTGGCCGAATCATGCAGCTGCCCCACTCACACGGCTACTGACTGTGTTGCCCGCCATACCACCTTTTGGAGAACCGTCTGGTTGCAGCGGTGCGCCCTGCTGCGGCTGCTGTTGAGCAGCTTGAGCTTGGGCTTGCTGGTTACCCAGATACTTCGACTTCTCCCTAGATGGAACAACATCTTCCACAGGCATTTGCAACCCTTTAGCCACTTCACGAAGAATCGCGGCGCGGCCATCCTTGCCCATAATTTCCGCATCAAGCGGGTTGGCGGTTGCGTTAAGAAATTCAATTCGGCGCACGTTGACTGTTTCTTTAACAGCCAAGTTAACTGCACCACGGGCAATGACTTCTGCATCGCCTTTAATACTTTCGTCATCATCGTACCGCATGTTGTACACAAACTGACGTTGTACAACTGGCTTAATGATGTCTGAGTCAATGTGACCCACAACCTGACGGATACCTTTACCTGCCGCACCCATAAGCATAGACAGGCCAGATGAGGTTCTACCTGCACCCTGTACGTTTAAATCACCGTACATATATGACGGAATACCTGAGTGGTCATCGGCAAGTTTGCTGAAGCGTTCGTAAACAGCCATCAATGTACTTGCATTGTCGTCTGGCTGGTGGAACTTAACAGCACCGCCGCTACCACCGACAGGGTCGCTTGTTGTCTGCCATATCTTCCATGGATACAGCTGAGTAATATCCTCATTCGCTGGAATGCGCTCAAGGTTAACTTCTACCTGAGGCCCGGATGAGATACCCATGTTGTTAATCAGTGCGCGGGCAGCAGCGTTACATACACTTTGCACGTCCTCAATAATTTCAGGAATACCTTTACCCCAGAATGCACCGGGGCATTTGATAAATGAGGTTTTCGCGTAAGGTTTCTGGCCCAGTGGGTCGTAATTCAGTACGGCCTTGATAACGTAGTTACCAACAAGCCACACATTGGCATCATACTCACGTGCTTCATCTGGTACTTCTTCCTCAGTCATACCCCATTCACGCAACATCTTGCCAGAAACTTTACCCCAAAACTCCAAGGCATCGTAGATTTCAGTCGGGCGGGTGTAGGAGTAGTACTTGCGCTCCTCCTCAGCCTTCTGCAATTCAATATCTTCGCTAATCCATGACTGACCATTGCCAATATCCAGCAACTTGCGGATTGCATCGTCATCATATCCGGGAACACCAATCAGCTCGGACAACTCCATACGAGTCAGCGGGTGGTGTTCAAACAAATACCCATCTTCAATGCGGGTAATGCCCGGCTCTGGGTAAATGCGGAACGGGTCAACACGCTCATACTCAGGAGCTAAACGCTCTGCGGCATCGACAACAGTTTTACCTGTAACTGGGTCCCGCTTCCACCCAAGTGTACGTTGTCTACGTACTACTGGCCCCTTAACTATGGCAGCGGGATAAGTGACGAGGTCAGTGATGAAGTCATTGAATGAATCAGCCCAGCCGCCTTGAGCAAACTGGTCTTGAATCTTGAGCTTCATCTTGTCAGTGCGATTCTGTGCTTCCTGCAAAATATGAAAGCGGTAGTCTTGGCTGACCATCTCCTTCAACTCAGCCATCTGAGCCTTAGTTGGAGCCTGACCTGTTTCTTCGATGAGTCCTAATACACGCTCAGCAAAGATGTCTTGAATATCCTGCACCTGTGCAGGACTTAAATCCGGAATGGGTGTAGCAACAATATCCCATGGTGGCGTACCTGTATCCAGCATAATGTCGCGCAACCAGCTTTCAGCGGCGCGGCACTTTACTTCGGTTATCATCATGTATATCTCAGAACCGCCTTGGGCCCTGATTTGTTGCAGCTTATCTGCATCATACTCACCGTTACGCTGACGTAACGCCTTAAGCATAATGTTCTCAATCGGCTTCTTCGCCTGCTGAGCTACATCCCAACATGCACGGAGGTGACTAACCAAGCCAAGAATCATAGGTTGATTCTGACGTTCTGCTAACGCTTTCTCTGCGAGTTCTCTTTCCTCGCGCATCATGGTCGCGTTATCCACGACACGTAACAGGGTTAGTCCAGCCATTTGTTAATATCCTTTTTTACGCCCAAGCACTGACTTAGACACTGCCTTGACGACATCGACCTTGTCAGGCATTTTAAGTTTCTCTTTACCCACAACATCAAATGCGTGGTCACACGACAAACCTTGGTTCACATAACCAGCGGCAGCTCGCATATTCTGCGTTGTAGTAAGTGCATCTGCCTTACCACCTTCCTGCTCCTTGATTGCTTCCATGTAGAGTTTACCGCCAGAAACTGGCTTGGGTTGCAGTGGTTGGCCCATGTAGCCGTACTGCGGAGAAGATGCTGATACCCCCGATGTATCCATTTTCGGGTTAGTCGAGAATATCGTTGAGTTCTTGGTAGCCATATACTTTCTCCCTTACTAAACATATTGTAGTACGGTCCTGTCAAGAAGTATATAGATATTTTTTAATAAAAGAAACCCCGGTGCTTTGGCGAGCTACCGGGGTAGGGAGGCATACGGGGGAAAGGAACCGCATGAAATGACACAAGTGCAGTATATCAAGTCCATCCTGTAGATGCAACACGTTTTACATCACGCTTCTGCACCCGCGCTACACCATCGCCTACGGCCCCAATATGCAGCATCAGATACTGGAGTGCCTCAGCTACGTGTGAGTGTTTGTTCTTGTCAATCTCACCGTCACCTTTGGGCTTGTAGCGGTAGCCGCCCATCATGGCAGCTTTAAGATGTGTACAGCCGGGGTCAAGCAGGAACGCCGGGTCACCATCCACCTGCCGCATGAGGAAGTCATCCACAGCGTTAATACGCGCCGACACACTGTTCGTCTTGGCTGGAATGACCTTGAATTTTTCGGCCTTGATAATATCCACAGCACTGCGCTCATCAGTCTGCGCCCGCTGGATGCCTGCCGGGTCAGTCACGATGAGTATGGGAGCCCCACCGAAACGCTCGTAGAGCATCGGCTTGAGTAATGACCGCACGAAGCGTTGCACACCCATGTCGAAGCTGACGCACTCGCCGAGTATCAGTGCCCGACCACGCGGGTCCTGCTGCCCGATAACCGCAGCTGGCGTAAGCCCCAAGTCCATACCCACGATGATGGGTCGTATGCCGTTGTTGATAAAGCGCAGCCGCTCCCGCGCCATGTGGTAGTCAGTCCTGAAGTATTTATACACTGGCATACCGGCTGAGGCCAGCCCGTACTCACCGTCAATGTAAACGCGAACATACTCCTCGCTGCGACCCTGTGTGTCGTAGTATCCGTCTGGCAGGTTCTCGATGTTCTCCGCCATTGCGCTTCGACCTGACGGTTGCTTGAATACAGCCCAGCCGTTGTTGTTCGGTGACACGCCATCCTTAGGGTCTAGCCCTTCCATCTGGTAGTACCACCATGTATCCATAGTCGGCGGGTTGGTATCGCCCCACATCCCGTGCCATGTCGGACCGCCATCCTTCGCAGACGGGAAACGCCCCACACGCTTAGACATCGCATCGACAATGTCAGGATGAATATCCCTACACTCGTTGAACCACGCGAACGTAAGCTCCAGTGAGTTCAAGTTAGCCACGTCATCCGCGTCATCCAGTGCACGGAACATAATCTCGCACTCAACGTCACCGACTTTGAAAAAATACGTCTTGGTCGTACGCATGTACTGACCGCACTGCCCCGGCGGGAACCAGTCTAGGAAGGTTTTAATGGTCGTATCCTGCAACTGCCGCGCAGTTTCCCGGACAATCGCCGCCCGGCTCTTGCGTATGCCATGCTGGTTGGGCTCCTGCATGGAAGCACGGCGAATAATCTCGAACGATGAGGTTACAGACTTGCCCGAACCTACCGGACCCATGAGAACGCGCATCTTGGCGTTGCTTTCCATGAATTTGGCCCCAGTTGGGGGCGGCGTGTAATCTATAGTTAACCCCATTATACTGACTCCCGTAGTTTTATAGCATCATCTTTACTTTTACGCCGCCCATACCGCCTGCCTGCTACTTCAACTACCCATAACCCACTAGATTTCTCTAAATAAACCCCAGATACCCCGGAAGTATTGTTTCGTAATAACCCTCGATTAAGGCAGTTTTCTGACCTACTTACTTCACGTAAATTACATATTCTATTATCCGCTTTATCCCTATTTATATGGTCTATTTCTATTGGGTCATACCCATAAACAATCTTCCATATAATTCGGGCTGCAACATATGCTACTCCGTCTAAAAGCCCTACTCTATACCCAATATTTGATGTAGTTGTAAACGCTTCTGTGCCAGCAAACTTAGCGTTCCAATTATTACACGCCCATTCAGCTGACCTTCTCTTGTTACTGAACATATCTGGTGTTCTGGATTTCCAATACATCAATCCGGACTCTGAATCATACCGAAGTCTAGCTAATAGATACTCTTGTGGTGGTAATTGTTTTTTCATACCGACAATTTACTGGTGGTGTCAGTTTATGTCAAGGATTTTTAGTGTAATGTCCTCGGCAGAGCCTCAAAATATTCGCGCATATCCATGCTGTTGTGTATCACGACCTGATTTTCCTCGTCATAGTCCGGCTGACACCAGCATTCACGCCCATCTAGGTAGTGGTCCCACATATCTTCAATGGGAAATACGTGCAACCAGCGTTTATAACGCATTCAAGCCACCTCAAGCAGGGTAATTACGAACTCACGCCCCCGTTTTTTGTGTTTGTGTATGCGGGTGTGGTAGGAAATGCTGTTTTCTTTGAGCATTAGCTCCAGATTATGTGCTTCAACCGAGCTTGCGATGCGGGCAACCCGTGTTCCATCATGAATTACTACGAATTTATTCAGAATACTCTGCATCGGTGACATCTTTTTCCTCCAGCTCAGGTGCTTGGTGCTCGATTATGGCGGTTTCTACCTGCTGCCCGCCCAGATTTATGGTGATTTTAACGCCACCGGCGTTGTTGCCACCATCATTTTCAGTATTCTTCGGCTCTAGTCCAGCCCATTTGACCGTTGACTTGATTAAATCTGCCTTAACCGCTGCGGATACAGACGGGTCATGAATCAATAACCAAGAAGTTGTCAGGAGTTCTTCCGATTGGGCCCGCGCTTTGAGCCGAAAGGTAAGGCCTTTGTCCCTGATTTCCTCACGGTAGGAGTCCACGCGTTTCAGAAAGATGGGGTCGCGGTTGAATGCCAGTATGTCTTGAGTGGTTATGTTGTGCCTGACGGTTACTTCGGTCAGGGTTTCGCCGCTTCCTTCGAGAGTGAGGGCTATGTCAAACGCTAGGCGGTCTGACCACTTGGTGTGATTTAACGGTAATGTGTCCATAGTGAGAGTCAGCTTAGTGGAGGCGGGGAAGTTTGTCAAGCAAATGGTTACGTGAATGTAACCGATGGTATTTTTGAACCCTAGTTTTTTCCGTGATTAGGATGGTAGCCTAGTGCTTCATACGCTGCGTCTCTTACTTTTGCGGCTTCTTCCATTGTGTCAAACGTACCGAGGCATATTCGTTTGTGTTTATACCCTATTCTAATCCTATACCCTGTACTAACTTTAGTAATTCCAGTTTCACCAGAAGTATTGTTACCATATTTAGGTAGGTTTTGCTGGTTCTCTTGGATAGAAACCTCACGTAGATTTTCGATTTTATTATTCCGTTTATCCCTGTCTATGTGGTCTAGTGCTTTAGAAGGCCAGTCTCCATGGACAACAGCCCACACCACCCTGTGTATGGCGTATTGCTTACCATTTACCTTAACATATCCATAGTCTCGGTATCTAGCGGCTTTGTATTTTATGTACGCAGGTTTTCCAGAGCTAATACGGATTAGAACTCCGCTGGTTACGTCATACCGGAATATTTTTCGGAAGTCTATTTGTGGTTGTTTAATGTTCATGAGGGGATTTTATAATGGACTATTCAGTAAGTCAATACCCCCTTTTGTTTTTAGGCACTTTATTTTGTGAGGTTTACTACTCAAGGGGCGGTGCAACCACGGCAATCCGACTGTACCCCCGTCAAGGCAAGCGACCAAGCAACAGCGCACGAACCGCCCGCAAACCCGCACCAAATCAGGACTTTTTGTCATTTTTTATGGTTATGGCAATCTGAAATTGTGCTGATACAGCACTGATTCACAAAGTTCTTTAACAACATTTAGGAGATTTAAAATGGCTCAACAAGCTACTGTTAAGAGGTCTATCGCCCCAGTTACTTTCACTATCGAAGTAACAGCCACGAGGGTCAATGAAAACGGTACATTCTCTGGCATCACAGCCAAGATTGTTAAACAACCGAAAGGTTGCGAGTTCATGACCAGTGTACCACCAATGGCAGGCGGAGCGGTCTACTTCAAGACACAATCGCTGGAAGGCATCACGCTAGTCGAAGGTGATAGTCCGAAAGCACCAGCCGAGAAGAAGAAATTGTTCTAATCGGTAACTAGGCTAGGCAGGGCAACCTGCCTAGTTTTCTCAATCAAGCTAGGAGCGAAAGCGATGAAAGCTAGAAAACCACGTAAGTACGAACCAGTTCGTTATGTAGTCAAATGGATTGAAGGCAACATGATGTACTTCAGAGCGTTCAAACGAGATGCCACGGCAATGAAGTTCCAAGATTATCTAATCGAAGAACTTGGTATTCCAATGGCAGATGTACGAGTAATGACAAAATAACGAGGCAGGCTAGGGAAACCTAGCCTGAGTACATATGAAACAAATAAAGAAAATTGTTTTGCATCCTGATAACCCATTGTTTATAGCCACAGGATTAGCACTATGGCTGTTCATGTATGAGTTACTAACCCACTACTAACGAGGCAGGCAGGGCAACCTGCCTGAATGATATGCACAAATCAAAATTCATGGTGATGTACACCACAGCAATACACACAACAGACTCATCAATCACTTACGGCTACATCGGCCTGCTCAGACTGAGGTTCAAACTCTGGGTATGTAAGTGCTACGACATCAAGGTACTACCAATCGAGTAATCCCAGCCCGGCGAAAGCCGGGTTTTATTTTGTCCGTTGTTTTTGTGTATATAAAACAAACCATACGCCGGGGGGTGCAGGCATGACATAGCGACACATCTGACAGTATCGCGCGGGGTGGTTACGTTTTTGGCGGTAAAAGTGGGGCGGTTACATGGTTTTGCACCAAGTTAGTGCATAATCTACAATAATCTACGAAATAATCTAAGTTTTAAAATAATCTAAGCCGGTTACATTCCATAGATTTTTTTGGGTGTTTTGTAACCACCGCATGAATACTGGGTTTGAGCCATATATATATATAAATAATCTAAATAATCTAAATAATCTACGATTTTTTTATACACACCCCCCGCGCGAGAGTTTTTTATGTTACATAAGGGTAACCGTGTAACCATCTAACTGTTTAACTCCCCCCTGTCTTACGATTTTATGCGTAGATTATTAGATTATTTAGATTATTGCCTCTGAAACCCAAGCCCAGCAAGGAGGTTACAATAATCTAAATTTAGCGGTTACATTATATCGCAGTTTTTTAGTTAGATTATTTCAGTACTTTTTGTGTAACCGGTTACATTATGTTATGAGCAAACGCCCTGTGGCTTACTCCGTGGTTACAAAATACAAATCAATGCGGTTACATAACCCTTATACACAAACAAATACATACAAAAACAATTACAAAGTAAGCGAACCTCGCTAAGTCGTTGATTTTTAAACTTTTTGTTCGAAACCCAGCCCGTGCTAATCTGAAACCTGACCAAGCCGCCTTGGTTTTATATTATTTTTATTTTATTTACACACTTTAGGAGTAGTTATTATGGCTATTACAGCTACGTTGAAGAAGTCTATTAAACCAGTTACATTTTACCTAGAAGTTACTGCTACCAAAGTCAATGAGAACGGTACGTTCAGTGGTATTACTGTACAGAAGGTATCATCATCCATTAAGAACGAAACCATTAGGGCATCTATTCCACCCCAAGCTGGTGGTGCTATGTACCTTAAATGTGATGACCTTAAAGGCCTTGAGTTCGTAGAAGGTACACTGACTGGTGCTACCGTTGAGAAGAAAAAGCTGTTCTAACAATCAATGGAGGAGGCGGTAGCAATACCGCCTTTGAACCTATGACTTTACGCATTGAACATTTAGAGCGTATCAACAACCGTGATAGTGCTAAGTATGTGTCATACAAGCAAGAGTTTCAGGGTAGCAATATGTATGCAATACACCTTGAAGGTAAAAACAAACATACATACGTGGTGTATAGCTACGGCCCTCACTGGCCTATGTGGGTTTATGACTATGGAACCAGAGAGTGGTACGGTATGCTAGATAAGTTTAGCCGTACAACCAGTAAACAACAAGGGCAATCACACCCTGATGTACCAAACGACAGCATCCATTGGTATGGTGAAGATATGATGATTAAGATTGCCGTTCATGGTTTTAACGGTGCATTTGCAGACAGATTGGGGGTAACAGCATGATACCGAAAGATGCTTTAGAACCGATGCAGTACTACGTTGGTGAAGGTAGGTTTGTTGGTTACCCATGTGTAGCTATGTGGGATGGGTTACGGTTCGTTGGTTTAAGTACAGCTTGGAATATGTACGAAGCTAATACAGCAGAGTACGGCGACAAAGGCTTCACACCATTGGCTAGTGTACTTAAACCAACATAAGCAAAGGAAACAATATGATAGTAGTTCACATTGATGTATTCAAAGAGGCTTATCACAAAGCCACTGGTGGTAGTACTGACAACGTAGAAACAGCCATTATCTATTACCTTGATGGTGATGATTACACTGTTATACCTGATGGTGTCCGCATAGTGGATATGTACAACTTTTTGCATGTGTATTTAGAACTGGGGGTAAATCATGGCACACGAGTACAACAACCTGTGTGTTAAGTGCGGCAGTCATGTACTGCAAGCACGATGGAAGTTGGGTTATAACACCTGCTTACAGTGTGGTGAGATTGCCGCTAAGCAGGTAAAGCATACGGTTGTACCCATGCCAAAGTCAAATTACATACCCATAACAAACATGGAGTTGTTGATTGGGTTAAACAGTAGTCATAAAGGGGGTGTGAAGTGAGTCCGTACAGACTGCGTATGCTGAAAGAGTTACAAGCTGAGTGGGATGCTTGGTAGTTACAGATGGCTATTGACCGACTGTTTAAACGGAAGGGTAAGCGATAGCGAGTACTGGTCTAGTGCTTTCAACGAGAGTACTAGCACGGCGACTTGCCGATAACACTAGGAGAAACAAATGAAGCTATTTGCACTGCGTGATGTTAAACACAATCTGGTTAAGGATAACAACGGACAGGTTGTTTACTTTTCAAGCAAAGAAACGGCACGTAAGTACCGCTCACAGTTGACTGATGACCAGTCAACATATTTCGTAACCTATGGCGTTGACCATAAATCATACAAGGGGAATAAATAATGCGAGCCACATTACTCAAAGACACACTCAAAGCACTCTTTCCACTGCAACGTACAGTATGTATCGAGGGTAGTCCCGGTGGTGGTAAGACTACGATGGTGCATGAGATTGGTGAGGAACTGCAAGTACCAGTAGTTGAGCGTCATATGCCAACCATGCTAGTCGAGGACTTCGGTATTATGTTCCCACATGGTGAAGATGGTTTGATGTACCGCATACCTGACTGGTTTCCAGTTAAAGGCAAAGCCCCTGAACGTGGCATCTTGTTGTTCGATGACCGCAACCAAGCTAACCCTGACTTGCAGAAAGTACTGGCTAACATCTGCCAAGCACGAACACTGCATGGTGTACCAATGCCTGATGGGTGGATGGTAGTTTCGACAGGTAACCGACAGTCTGACAGAGCAGGTGCTAACCGTGTGCTTAGCCATCTGCGTAACCGTGAAACAGTTATCGAACTTGAAACCCACCTTGATGACTGGACTACATGGGCTATTGACCATGGCGTAAGGCCTGAGGTTGTTAGCTTTATCCGCTTCAGACCAAACCTGTTACATGACTTCGATGCACAGCGTGACCAGAATGCTACACCTCGTAGCTGGGTTGAAGGTGTATCCGATGTACTTGGTACAGTGCCAGCTGAAGCAGAGTATGAATGTTTCAAGGGTGCAGTAGGTGAGGGTGCGGCAGCAGAGTTTGTTGGCTTTATGCGTATCTACCGTAAGTTACCGAACCCTGATGCAATCCTGCTTAACCCCAAGACAGCAGACGTACCGACTGACCCTGCGACACTGTATGCCTTGAGTGGTGCGTTAGCTGAACGTGCTACTGAGAATAATCTTGACAGAGTGGTAGAGTATTCTGGAAGAATGCCACCAGAGTTTAGTGTATTAGCCATTAGCTATGCGTGTCGGAAAAATCCTGACTTGTCTAATACACAAGCGTTTACACGTTGGGCAATGAGCCACCAAGACGTGTTGTTCTAAGGGGTTGTAATAGTTTAGACTAGCCTATACACTTACAAATTTTAGGAGGAGATATTATGAAATATAAAAAACGTGAGTTTCATGGGCTGTCTAAACACCCACTATACAATATCTGGGCAAGTATAAAACAAAGGTGTACTAACCCAAAAAGTGCAGGGTATAAGTTATATGGGGCACGAGGTATAACTATGCAGCCTGAGTGGGTTACGTCATTTGCTACGTTCTTAGAAGATGTTGGGGAACGACCTCACGGAAGTTCTATTGACCGCATAGATAACAATAAAGGGTATGTTCGTGGAAACATTAGATGGGCTACACCTCAAGAGCAGTCTAATAATACCCGAACTAATAGGTATGTAACTGTTGATGGTGTAACAAAAACGCTTGCACAATGGGCAAGAGAATTAAACATTTCATATCGATTACTACGCAGTAGGTTAGACCGTGGGGTAACACCGCCAGAATTATTTCAGGTGAAAGCAATGCCAACAAAGACAGCTACATTTTATGTAGAAGTAAACGGGCAGCTAATGACTATAAAAGAAGCCGTATTACACACTGGACTTAGTAGGTCTACTTTATATTACAGATACCGAAAGGAAAAATAATTATGCAATTATCAGATAGAGCATTACTTGTGCAGTTATCCGTTAGTCAGTGGACTGCACGTAAGTATGACAAGAAAGTAACCCAAGAAGTAGCTAGTGCCAATGGCGTAGCCAGTGGTGTAGGCAGATACAACAAGTCGCTGTTACCCATGAACGATATGCTGGATAACGTGCATAAAAAAACAACCCACATTCGTACCAAGTTCTATGAGAATACCCTGCCGTGGGGGATTGAAGGCACGATGATGCTACCGACTGCTAACTATCTGCGCTTTATGACTGAGTTCCGCAAGGAAAAATCCGAGTGGGAGTTACTTGTGAACCGCTTTATCTGGGACTATCCCAAACTGAAAGCTGATGCACAGCGCATACTTGGTAGCTTGTACAACGAAGCAGACTACCCGACAGTTGATGACCTCAAGACCAAGTTTAAAATGGACATGGCTATATTCCCTGTACCTGCAACAGACTTCCGTGTGCAGATTGCAAGTGATGAACTGACACGTATCCAGCAAGATGTTGAGGCACGTGTTAAGTCTGCCCAGTCTACTGCTATGAACGAAGCATGGAACAGACTGTATGAACGTGTTAAAAACATGGCTGAAAAGCTGGCTGACCCTAGTGCTATCTTCCGTGATAGCTTGGTAGAAAATACCCGTGAGTTATGTGCACTGTTACCACGACTGAACTTTGCAGATGACCCACACTTGGAACAGATGCGGCAAGATGTTGAGGCTTCACTACTCAAACACCCTGAAGCGTTACGTAATGACCTCGACTTGCGCCGTGATACAGCTGATGAAGCTAAGGCTATCATGGACAAGATGAAATCTTTTATGGGAGTAGCATGATGGAACTGATATTTAATTGGGATTTTATTGCTGGTTACATTACTGGCATGATTGTTTACTGGTTACTTTGGAGGAAAAAATAATGACACAAGTTGCACAACAAACTGATGAACCAAAAGTAATGACGCCTGATGAAGAAGCAAAGCTGGTGCGCCGTATGGCTAAGGCACGTACCTCACTGGTACTTGAACACGCTTTCATTGGTAACATTGCACTAAACCTGCCAGTCAAGCTGGACTACACCATAAAGACAGCGTGTACCAACGGCCATGAGATACGCTACAACCCATGGTTTGTGAACGATATGTCTGATGAAGAAGTGAAGTTCTTGATTGCACACGAGTGCTTTCATCCTATGCTTGAACACCCGACACGTATCAGAGGCCGCGACCACCGTAAGTTTAACCAAGCTGGCGACTATGTAATCAACCAACTACTGACTGATGAACACATTGGCAAGATGCCTGCTGGTGGCCTGCTTAACAAGTCAATCTATGATGCTGGTGGCGGTACGACAGACGGTATCTACAACATCTTGCCTGATAATCCTGATGGTGATGACCCACTAGATGATTGCGAAGATAGCGGTGGCACACCAGCCGAACAGCAACAGCTTGCCGCAGAGTGGAAAGTTAAGGTAGCCCAAGCAGCACAGGCCGCTAAGATGATGGGTCAGTTGTCAGCTAACATGGCACGACTGGTAGAAGATGTACTTGCACCGAAGGTAGACTGGCGTGATGTACTGCGTAGGTTCTTATCCAAAGCGCGTAGTGATGAACGCTCATTCGCTAGGTTTAACCGCCGCTTTATCTCACAAGGATTGTACTTGCCTAGTGTGAGTGGTGAATCCATGGGTGAGATTGTGTTTGCCGTAGACTGCTCAGGTTCTATTGACCAGCATACCATTAGCCAGTTTGCCGCAGAGATACAGTCAAGCAAAGATGAATGTAACCCACTAGCAATCCATGTGGTGTATTTCGACAGTGAAGTATCACACTACGATAAGTTTACACGTGATGATGAAATCGAAGTCAAGCCACACGGCGGTGGCGGTACAGCATTCAGCCCTATCTTTGCATACTTAGCAGAGCATAATGTAGAGCCAGTCGCTTGTATCGTACTGACTGACTTGTATTGTAGCGACTTTGGTCCAGAGCCTAGCTATCCAGTGCTATGGGTATCAACCCATGCAGATGAAGCCCCATGGGGTGAAGTGGTGATGATGTAATGGCTACTGATGTTAGTAACAAACTACATAACTGCGCTACTTTAATACAAGTACTGTTACCTAAAGGTTACACGGTAAAAAAGCCTAGTGTCTACACCATACCAGCCTATATGTATGAGGTTCATTACGAACCTGTTAGAGAAAACAAGGTACAGCGTACAACAATGGCCTTTAGAGTAACCTGTGAGTGGTCAGTGCTTGACGACAAGATGCACTTCGCAGGTCAACTTATTACAGCAACACCAGAGTGGCATACGTACAACACACTGGAAGAAACTGTACGAACTTTATGTGCAATGCACAGAATAGGAGTGATGTGATGGGAGGTATAGAAATTGCGGCAATTATTATCGCCGGTTATGCAGTACTTTTATGGAAGTTACATCAAGTAACTCAAGAGTACAAAGAGTTTAAGCGTAACACGATGCGCTTTATAGGCGACATAGCAACCAAACGAGTGGAGGTATCTTTGAATGACGACTTCAGCCTTAGAATTAGTAACAGAAAGCCTACTGGAGAAGTATAGGGATTGCAACGTAGACTTCAATGACTGGTGGGATTATGTGTATGAGGGCTTTATTGATGATATGAAAGCCATTGGGGTACGTGTAGATAACATTTATTTCAGTGGCTTTTGGTCGCAAGGTGATGGTGCTTGCTTTGAAGGTGCAGTACAGGACAGGGAACTGTTCATGAAAAACTTTGAAGGCTACCCAATGATACGCAAACTTGTTGTTGATGGTGGGTCGGTGTACCTAAGTGTTGAACACAGCGGACATTACTACCACGAGAACTGTACCAGATGGAACTATGAGTGGGAAACGTTTGAGCAAATACTACCAGCACCAACAGAGTTTCATGAAAAAGTAATTGCAATAATGGATGAGGAACTAGACACAGAAGCTAGTGCGTTTGAGGAGGAAGCCATAGAGTTTATGAAAGACAAGATGCGTGAACTTTATAGCAGGCTTAGCGATGAGTACGACCACTTAACAAGTGATGAAGTAGTAGCAGAAACCATAGTAGCCAATGACTGGCACATTAACGATGATGACAATGAGGAGTAATAGAAATGGCAACAGTAAAATTTTCAAAAGAGTTACAATCAGCTATCGAAGGTAGTGCAAAGAGTATCTTTGCCGCCAAGCTGGAACGGCATAAGCAGAACATCAAAACCGAGTGGTTTGATACCATCTACAACCGTGTGTTTGCACAGTACATTCCACACATGAACGCATTACCTGATGAGTTCTTTAGTATGCGTAGCAAATTAAACTTGGTACGCTTCGGCAGTTCAGATATGCAGATACAGTTCCTGATGCCACGTGAATACAAGTTTCCACATGATTTACCAAAAGGCCTGATGATTAGCCGCAATTCGTGGAGGGATGAACTGGCTATTGCTGATGACAATCAGTGGGGTGATTTAGCTGGTGAAATCTACGGCTATCAGGCACGTGTAAGACAGATTGAAAATGAGTGCGCTGAGTTTGTTGAAGCAGTACGTAAGGTAACCACAACATATTCTACGTTAGCACCAGCACTAAAAGCATGGCCTCCATTGTGGGACTTGTTGCCGGAGGAAGCCAAAGAAAGACACAAGGCAATCACACAACGCACCAAGAATGATGCGACACTCGACATAGACTTGAGTAAATTTACAAGTACTGTAATCGCCCACAAACTAACCAAGTAGGAGGTGTGAAATGAACCCATTGGTAACAATCACAAGTTTGTATGGGATAAAACACCCATCAAAGAAAGATGCACAGCGATTGGAAAAGAAATTGCAGGAGTGCAAGGACAAGTATGGCGACAAGCTGTATCACACAATCACAATCGGTAATGTTAAGGAGGTAAAGAATGATTAAGTCATACCACGAAGCACTGACAGTATTCAACACGGCACGAAACCCTGACAAGGGTAAGCCGATTACTAACTGGGCACGTATGTATAAACTCGCTGATGGTTCTTTACTGGTTCGTGTGTACGAACTGGATATGTTTAAGTACAACCCTGACAACACGTTTGAATTTGTTTGTGATAGACCTGCGGTAAGACGTAATGCGGTTACTTTATCTCAAGCATTGCATAGACACCTTCCATTTAACTGGATGCGTAAATCCACAGGTGTGTACACAGTACAGCACATCAATGAGAACACATACCGTGGCCCGTGGCGCGAGATTGATACCAAGCTAAAGGCTATCCCTAAGCAGGAAGTATTTCAAGGCCTGAAGTTTAATCTGACTACTGGCGAGTGCCTCAATCCTAAAGTACCAGAGATTGAAACGGTTATCCCTGAGAAGCGTAAGGTATGGCTACGCAAAATCAAAGCATTCAACAAGGCACTACAAGTACGTGCCAAGATAGGTGTGCTTGATAGGATTGTTGAGGAAGTACAGGCAGAGCGGCAAGCTACACCTAGACAGTGGCAACAACCTGACTGGGCTTCTGATGAATGGCTTGATACATGGGCTAAAGTTATCGACACAGGCGACATACCAGTATCATTCCTAAAAGGTATCGCTCAATCCACCCGTTATGGCTGGCGCAACCGAACTACACAGCAACAAGTTAAGGAAACCATGGATACAGCCAAGCAATTACAGCGTACATACAGCCGTGAATTGCGTAGACGCTTTGGAGTATTTGAATGATAGACTACACAACTGCGATGCGTATTCGTGCCAAGCTAGAGGCAGGTCAACGCCCGAAAGTTATAGCTATTGATGAAGGCGTTGGCCTTAACACGGTGTATGGTATTAGGAACGGCACGTTGTTTAAGAAAGACGTAGTAAAAGAGCGCGAGATTGAGCGTATCCGCCGTGTAACTAAAGCCCTAGAAGATAATCCGAACGCGCCACTACGACAGTTAGTGAGGGCAAGTAGGGTTTCTTTTGGGAATATGAAAAGGATTATGAATGAGTACAGAAAACGATGACTGGAATGAAGAACGTATGGATGTTATAGGTTCTAACGGCAATGATGGGTTACACTACCGTAACGGGTGGTTCAAACATGATGGCAGTGCTACTTGCCCAGTGCCAGTAGACACGATGGTAACCATTGAAACGTGGACACCAGACAACCCGATGAAGAAAGCCAGTGATGTGAACTGGTCATGTGTAAAGTTCTACCGAGTGGAGGTGTAGCATGGAGTTCAGCATGGTAGTAGAGCAACTGTTAGTAGCCGCAGATAAACTCAAGGAAGAAAAAGAAAGGTTAAATAAACACCGAGCAATGCAAAACGCTCAGAAGAAAAACGCATACAATAAGCAACGCAAGAAACCTAATGTTGATATTGATGACGAGGAAGATGATGAGTGATGAAGCAGACTTGACGCAAGAGCGTGAGGAACGAGAAGCTGAACTTAGACGGAAGTTTATTACTACACCAGTGCGTGAAGCAGAGCCGTGTGGTGTTTGCCTTAACTGTGGGGAGGAGTTCCCAGAGGGTAGTGATAAGCGATGGTGTGATGAACACTGTGCGATTGACTGGACAAAACGACAACAAAGGAGAAAGTAATGGCTGCTAAAGATATACAAATTGATGGTTCACACTACCATGAACTAGGTCTACAACCTTGGACTGCGATGGAGGCATGGGGTACTGCCGAAGAACTGCGCGGATACCACAAGTTTACTGCACTTGCGTACCTAGCACGTGAGCATTTGAAGGGCGGTAACGCTGACATTCGCAAGGCACATCATCATCTGACTAGACTGGTGGAAATCCTAGACGAGATTGAAGCAGAGGAGGAAGTGTCTTTATGACAGCATCGGAAACCAAAGAGTATATGTTAGACGTATTGCGCCATCGCAGGATGACACTCGCAGAAATAAAGCAAACATTTGGGTTGCGTAAGAGCCAAGCACTAAACTACCTGACTTCATTACGCACGTTTAATCTTGTACTGCATGACAAAGCAAGCAGGACATACACCGCAGTACCCAATGCTGGCAGTTACGCTAAAGCATACCGCAAAGCAAAGCAGGAGGGGGTTGAACGTGCGATAGCAGGGCAAAAACCACCAGAGGAGAAGCACCCACTGGCAACAACAGTTGTATCAGCTAATGACTATCACACCACAAGAAGTATGGGCAGACGCAGGTCTGCGTGGGTTGGTTCAACACTAAGTACGGCTGACTTCTAGGAGGGAATAGATAATGAGTAGTTGACTATTGTTATGTAAACGTATTACTATCTACATATGAGTAGAAAAAACACACCCGAAAGTTTTTGGCAAAGGGTAGCCAAATCAGATGTAGATAGTTGCTGGGAATGGCAAGGGTCATGCACTAGCAGTGGATACGGTAGTGTAGCTTGGCATGGTAAGGTTGTTCAAGCACATAGGGTAGCTTATTACTTAGCCATCGGTGGTATCCGATTACATACCGAGTTTAGGTTAGAAGGTAGAGCAAAGAAATATAAACGGTTCGTACTACATAAGTGCGATAACCGTAAATGCTGTAATCCATCGCATTTATTTCTGGGTTCTATGCGTACTAATCTACTAGATGCGTATACCAAAAAACGTAAGTACCAACCACGTAGCACCCATGTTAATGCGAAGTTATCTGCACAACAAGTGCGTGATATACGATTCGCATATGATACAGGTGCTATGACACAAGTACCTTTAGCAAAGATGTACGGTGTAAGTCAGAGAGTAATTAGCCTAATTGTTAGACGGGAATCATATAAGGACATAGAATGAGTATAATAACTATAGACATGGAAACTTACTATGATAAGGACTACACCCTAAAAAAGATGACGACTGAGGCGTACATACGTGACCCACGCTTTCAGGTTATAGGTGTAGGCATCAAGATAGATGACGGGCAGACGGATTGGTACAGCGGCGATAGGGTCGGGCAGTTTCTGAACTCGATTGATTACACTGACAAGGCTATCTTATGCCACAACACAGCATTCGATGGTGCAATTCTTTCATGGCATTACGGCATCAAGCCTAAGCTATGGCTGGACACACTATCAATGGCACGACCCAAGCACTCGCTTACGGTGGGTGGTAGCTTGGCGGCACTGGCTACGTACTACAAACTTAATGCCAAAGGTACTGAGGTAGAGAACGCACTCGGTAAACGCAGGGAAGATTTCGACCATGCGGCATTGGCTAGGTATGCAGAGTACTGCTGTAACGATGTGGATATTACATATGAACTGTTCAAGAAGTTGAAGGTTGATTTCCCTGTATCAGAGCTGCTAATCATAGACCGCACCATTCGTATGTACACCGAACCACGCATTGTGTTAGATGAAAGCTTGCTTAGTACTCATCTGGCTAATGTAATCGCTCGTAAAGAAGCACTGCTGGATAGTATCCACGTAACCAAAGACGAACTCATGTCTAACAATAAGTTTGCAGATGTGTTACGTTCACTTGGTGTAGAGCCACCGATGAAAACTTCGCTACGTACAGGCAAGCAAACCTATGCTTTTGGTAAGACAGATGTAGGTATGGAAGAATTGCAGGAACATCCTGATGAAATGGTACAGGCGGTAGTAGCCGCAAGGCTGGGGGTTAAGTCTACGCTTGAGGAAACCAGAACACAGGCACTCATTGGTGTATCACGGCGAGGCAAGCTACCAATCCTGCTCAACTACTATGGCGCACACACAGGCCGCTTTAGTGGCGGTGACAGGCTGAACTTGCAAAACCTACCTAGTAGGGGGGACAACACTATACGCAGGGCGATACGCGCAGAGGAAGGACACGTACTAATATCTTGTGACTCGTCACAGATTGAGGCTCGTACCGTAGCGTGGCTGGCAGGACAGCTTGACTTAGTACAGGCATTTGCCGAAGGGCGTGATGTGTATTCAGAGTTTGCCAGTGAGGTTTACGGCAGGCCGATTACTAAGGCCGACAAGGTGGAACGCTTTGTTGGTAAGACCTGTATTCTGGGTCTAGGCTATGGCATGGGGGCTGAGAAATTCAGACGCACCTTAGAGATTGGGCAGGCAGGCGTGAACGTAATCATTACGTTAGAAGAAGCACAGCGTATCGTGCAGATTTACCGCACCAAGAACCATAAGATTGTGGCTCTATGGACACTGATGAACCATGCTATTAAGTGTATTGCCGCAAGGCAGAGTGGCTTGATTGCTAAGAACGTAAGCTATGATGAAGAAGGTATCCGCTTACCGAACGGCTTTTATATCCGCTACCCTGCGCTACGCTTAGGACCTGACAATAACTATGAGTATATCGCTGACCCACGGCAGTACCGCAAGGCTTTTAAAGAACGTGTGATGAACGGTAAGACAGACGAGAACATCAAGTGGACAAAAATCTACGGCGGTAAGGCCACAGAGAACGTGGTGCAAGCACTGGCTAGGATTGTAGTTGGTGAGCAGATGATACTTGTAGGGCAGAAGTACCCAGTATTGTTTCAGGTACACGATGAACTAATCGTTACAGCCCCGGTAGATGATGCGGATAACGCACAGAAATATGTTGAGGCTTGTATGTCTACCAGACCATCATGGGCCCCTGATTTACCTATCGCTTGTGAAAGCGGTGTGGCTGATAACTATGGAGATACATAATGAGTAACATGACTGTTATATCGGAAGATGAATTGGATGCTTTAGCATCTGAACTCAGAACCATATCCTACGGGTACAGCAAACCATTCTATTGGTTTCGATACCCTGATTTAATTATTGAAAAGTATTAGTAGTCAGCGTACACTGGAAGTTCAAATCTTAGGACACGGACTAACCATCCGTGAGTACAATTTATGAAGCTGTCACATTCTTACTCAAGCATTAAGTTGTTTGAGAACTGCCCATACCGATACATGAGGCAGCGTGTAGTAAAAGATATTGTGGATGAAGGTGGTGAAGCCAGTATCAATGGTGAACGCATACACAAATTTCTGGAAGATAGGCTCAAGGAAAACCTAGAGTTACCTCAGGAGGTAGCGCATTACGAGCCACTATGCAGAGCAGTTGAGCATCTGTCTAGCGCAGGTGAGTTACACATCGAGAAAGAACTTGTGCTTAATGATAACTTGCAACCGACTGGGTGGTGGGATACCGATGCTTGGTTTAGAAGCAAGTTGGATATTCTGGTAATCATAGGCCGCGATGCTGTGGTTATGGACTGGAAAACAGGGAAGCGCAAACCAGACTTCTTTCAGATGCAGATATTTGCAGTGCAAGTATTCAAGCACTTTCCTAACGTAGATAGAGTAAAGACCTCACTCGTGTGGCTCAAGGACAACAAGATGGATACAGAAACGTATACCAGATTGCAAGCCAATGAACTATGGGCTGAGATTATTAAGCGAGTAAACCGTATTGAGAAGGCACTGGAACATGATGTGTGGCCTGCTAAACCTAGTGGCTTGTGCCGCTACTGCCCAGCCAGACATGATTGTGACTTTGCTAAACTTTAGAGTTGACATGAATGTAACCGAGGGATATTATGAGCACAACACCTGAGGGTAAAGTAAAGAAAAAGGTGGTCGAGTTATTTAAGAAGTACGAAGTATGGTACTTCATGCCAGCTAACAACGGCTTTGGCAAATCTGGGATACCAGACTTTATAGCCATAGTTAGGGGCAGGTTTGTAGGTGTGGAGTGTAAGGCAGATAAAACCAAGAAGCCTACCGAACTACAAATTATTCGGGGTAAGGAAATTCAAGAAGCTGGTGGTGCATGGATGGTTGTCTATGACGCTGACACACTGGCGGCTCTTGAGAAGTTGATAACGTATTGAGGTGACACGATGCTAGTAATCGAGAAGGCAAGGACACTTGCCCTAAGGCTTAATCACCCTGCAAGGGTGCTAGACAGCATACCAACAGCCAAGACTATCAAGGTCAGGGGCATTGAGTTGGTTACTGTGCCGCATAAAATGGATGAAGTTAAAGTCCTGAACAACCTTGGTATTAAAGCACCATCACCCATACTGTATTACTATGACTGGCCCGGAACATATAAGCCATACGACCACCAGAAACAGACAGCAGCTTTCCTGACAACAAATTTCAAAGGCTTAGTTCTCAATGAGATTGGTACAGGCAAAACGCAGTCATCCCTGTGGGCGGCTGACTATCTGATGCAGACTAAACAGGTGAAGAAGGTACTAATACTGTCGCCGCTATCAACACTTGAGCGTGTGTGGGGTGATGCAATATTCAAAGGCTTTCCCAACCGTAGATTTGTTGTACTGCATGGTACTGCGGCTCGTAGGATTAAGTTGCTACACACTAATGTGGATTTCTACATCATCAACCATGATGGGTTCAGTATTATTTCTGATGAAGCCAAAGGTATGTTCGACTTGGTTATCGTGGATGAGGCGGCTGTACTGCGTAACGCATCTACTAACAGGTTCAAGGTATTCCGTAAGTTCATGGAACAGAATCCTACAACACGTTTGTGGTTGATGACTGGGACACCGACACCCAATGACCCGACAGATGCTTGGGCTTTAGCTAGATTGGTTGGTAGTCCGCACTGTACCAAGACGTTCACGGCTTTCCGTGAGCAAGTGATGATGAAGATAGGACAGTGGAAGTTCGTGCCTCGCCCAGAGTCTGTGGATATTGTTAAGCATATCTTACAGCCATCGGTTAGGTACACTCGTGATGAATGCTTTGACTTGCCTGATACCGTGATACAGACACGGCAGGTTGAAATGACACCAGAGCAGAAGAAGCACTATGCAGCCATGCTCAAGCACTATTCTACCGAGTTGGCAGAGGGGGCTATCACAGCCGCCAATGAAGCAGTCAAGGTACAGAAGCTGGTACAGATTGCTTGTGGTGTAGTGTACGGTGATGAAGGTGAGAACATTGAACTTGATTGTTCACCACGGATTAACTTAGTGAAGGAGGTGATTGAGGAGGCAGGTGAAAAAGTAATTGTCTTTGTGCCACTGACAGGCACATTGCATATGTTAGAGCGTGAACTGTCCAAGCACTGGTCAGTTGGTGTTGTGAACGGCGAAGTATCTTCTACCAAGCGTAATGAGATATTCCAAAACTTCCAGCATGAGAAAGACCCACACGTTCTGATAGCCCATCCGGGCACAATGGCTCATGGCCTTACCCTTACCAGTGCGTCAACGATTATCTGGTATGGGCCTGTGACAAGCAACGAGCAGTATGTTCAGGCAAATGGTCGCATTGAGCGAATCGGGAAGAAGCATGTATCCAATGTAATCCACATTGAATCAACAGAACTTGAGTACAAGATGTATGAGCGACTCAAGAACAAACAGAAATTACAGGGTCTGCTTCTTGATGTAATTCAATCGGAATCGAATAGGTGACACTATGACACAATTAACGGTAGACGCAGTAGTAGCTACGTACATGAAGCTACGAGCCAAGAAGGATGCCATCGAAGCGCAGGTCAAGGCTGAGGTGGATGGTATTAAACAACAGATGGAAAAGATTGAGGCGTGGATTAAGGAACAAGCTGATGCACAGGGCGTTACCTCATTCAAAACCAACCACGGTACAGCGTTCTTAACCACCGTAGACTACGCCAACGTAGCCGACTGGGATGCAGTACTCAACTACATTCGTGAGAACGAGGCATACGATATGCTTGAGAAGCGCGTCAGTAAGACAGCAGTCCGTGGCTATATCGAAAATACCAAGACAGTACCACCCGGTGTGAACTACGGTACAAAGCTTGAAGTAAGTATTCGTAAACCCACAAAGAAAGTTGAGGAGTAGAATGATACGTTCGTACTTAAAAAGAATTATTCGTGAGGTGATGTTAGAACCTCGTGAAGGGCCGCAGATATTACGTGACAGGTCATACACGGTAGAAGAAGCACTAAGTAATACAGCACCTAGCCATATGATTTTCCAGATTGCAAATGGGTTTATAGTAGTAAACAGAAACTTGAACGAGCCTATAGTTAGGTCAATGAATTTACCTGTATTCTGCAAGACAGGTGAAGAAATAGCAGAGGCAATAGTTGCAGGCGCAGTAAAAGATAAGATGAATATTGGGGTTTAGGCTGTAGGCGCAGGTGGTAGTGGAGTTAGGTCTAATACTCCAACCACAGCACAAAAAGCAAGTCCATATTAAGCATCAACATATTTAACCACGGAGTATATTATGAGTACAAATCTCACACTAGCAAATGTTCAAATCCCAGCACACGTGGCAGCACGTATTGGTACACCAACAGCTTTGAGTACCGCATTGGCAAGCGGTTTATCAAGCGGTGAAAATCACCCACGAATTTCAATCAAGGGCAGTCGCTTCCGTATCATCGAGGATGGCGTTGAAACCGTTTTGGATTCTATGGCGTTGGATGTAGTAATCGTAGGTGCTAACCCTAACATTACCAAGACTTGGTACGCCAAACAGTGGACACCAGATGGTGACCCAGTAGCACCTGATTGTTTCTCACATGACGGTAAGACACCAGACCCACAGGCATCTAATCCACAGAATGACCTGTGTGCTTCATGCCCACAGAATGCTTGGGGTTCACGTGTCACACCACAAGGTAAGGAAATCAAGGCATGTTCTGACCAGAAAACTCTGGCTATCGTAGCGGCTGATGACCCAGAAGGTACTATCTATCAGTTGCAAGTCACACCTGCCGCACTGCAAGGCCTGAGCAAGTTCCACAAAGAACTTTCTGTACGTGGTATCCCACCAGAAATTGTGCGTACTAAGGTGACGTTCGATACCGATGCTTCATTCCCTAAACTGATGTTCAGCTTCAATGGTTTCTTGGATGAAGATACACAGGCCGCAGTCGATAAGCTGTTTGGTTCTGATGAGGTTAAGGAAATCACTGGTGAGGCCAGAGCATTGGCAGCTGCCAACATGGTAATGAACAAAGCACCAGCAGCTAAGCCAAGCGTAGCACCTGCACCAGAGCCAGCACCTGCACCAGCAGCGAAGGCTTCAGGTTTTGGTAAGAAAGCGGCTGCACCCGTAGCAGAGCCAGCACCTGCACCAGCAGCGAAGGCTTCAGGTTTTGGTAAGAAAGCGGCTGCTGCCCCAGCTGCGACAGAAGCACCAGTAGAGAAAGAAGTACAGGCAGCACCAGCTGATGTACCATCTGCATCTTCACTGGCTGATGAAATCGCCGCATTAGTAGGTTCAGTAGGTGCTGATGATGCCTAATCCAATCGACTTCACTAAAGTCGAGGCACTACGTAAACACATGATGCTTCGCCGACAGGATATGTCGGAGTTGCTAGGTGTGACTAGGATGACTTACTACCGATGGATTCAGGGCAGGGTTCCTGAGGATAAGTACCTAGAAAAAATTAGGCTTGTTTTAAAAAATCTTTTAGCTATCATGGTAGAAGATAAGTGGCCTACACCAGACGTTATAATTCTGGATGCGGAAACTAGACGAGCCAAATTAGACGAAGTGCTAAAGCGGTTTAACTGATGGAGTGAGGGGCCGAAGCCCCTCATAATGATACGGGGATAATATGAACACGCTGGATTTCTTTCGGCGAGTACTCCCATCTGAGGGGCTATACTGTATAGCCAGCTTTACTAAAGACCATCCTGCACCAAGGCATGGTTTTTTCACCTCAGTAGATGAACTCGCAAAGGTGGCTCTTGCGCTTGACGCAAGGGGAAACGCAACATACTACGCTATCGCTGCATATAACGATAAAAAACGTAAGCAGGAATTTGTCAGTAGCATCCGTGTAATCGCTATGGATGTAGACTGCGGCGAAAACAAACCATATCCAACATACAAGGAAGGCCTACTGGCACTGGGCAAGTTCGTGACTGACTTCGGTATGCCGAAGCCTATGGTCGTGTTCTCAGGTGGCGGCTTGCATGTGTACTGGATATTAGAAGAAGCACTGGACTATGATACGTGGAAGCCATTGGCAGAAGCGATGAAGGCCTTAGCCTTGAACAGTGGCTTTATGATTGACCCTGCCGTTACTGGTGACGCGGCGCGAATCTTACGGCCAGTCGGTACGACAAACAACAAGAACGGTAATACGGTAAAGTTATTGGTGGATGCACCAAATGTACCGCTCATCTACTTGCGTTCTATACTGGAACAACACAAAGTAATTCCAAAGGCTCAACCGGTAAGCCAGAGGTCAGCATCCAGCAGTACGTTGTTGGATGCTCTAGCAGTTAAGGTGGAGTTCAATCCATCCAGACCAGACAAAATTTACAACGCTTGCGCTCAAGTGCAATGGGCTGTGGACAACCAAGATAAAGTAGAAGAACCTACTTGGTATGGTGTGTTAGGTATCGCTGCGTACTGCGAGAACCCTGAGTATGTAGCCATTGAGTGGAGTAAGAACCATCCCGGCTTTGACCAGCAGAATACCATCGACAAGATGGCTCACTGGAAAGAACAGGTATCAGGACCGACAACCTGCAAACGCTTTGCTGAACTCAACTCTGGCCTATGTAAAGGCTGTAAATTCAAAGACAAGATTACCAGCCCAGCTATACTCGGTGTAACTTATGTTGAAGCTGAGTCAGAGGCTGCCAAGTTTGACCCGATTGCTTCCGATGTGCCAATGCCACGGGCGTTCAAGCGTACCACGGCAGGTATCGTAATCAAGATTGAGGACAATGAGATTCCAGTATGCTCATTCGACATATACCCAGTGGGCTATGGTAAGGATGAAAGCTTGGGGTATGAAGTTGTACGGTATATGTGGAATAGACCACACGTTGGATGGACTGAGTTGGTCTTGCGACAGGCCCATCTGGTTGATAACAGTAGTGAGTTTGGCACTACGATAGCAGACCAAGGCATCGTGCTTGAGTCGGCATCTAAGACGAAGAATTTTCAAATGCTATTACGTTCATACATGGAAGAATTAAAACAGAGGCGTGGTCTGACCAACCTGTATTCATCTATGGGTTGGAAGGATGGCTACAATCAATTCATCATAGGCAATACGCTACTGCGCCGTATGCCAGATGGCAGTATATCTCAGGAGTCTGTAAACCTCGCATCATCAATAGCCAAAGTTGGTGACCAGATGTATGGTACAGCAGGCTCACGTGATGAGTGGGTTAAGTTCACCAAGATTCTTGAAACAGCCAAGATGACACCACACAAGTTCTTGCTAGGCTTTAGCTTTGCCACACCACTACTCAAGATGACAGGCATTAAAGGTCTGACACTATCCATCTACGGCGAAACTGGTGCAGGTAAAACACTTGGGCAGTTGATGATGCAATCAGTATGGGGAAACCCAGACCAGCTACACTTCGGTGGTAAGTTCACACAGAATAGTATGTTCGCTAGGCTGTCTACTCATGGCAATCTACCCATGACTATTGACGAAACCACGATGATGGATGCCGATGAAGTAGGCGATATGCTCTACTGGGTAACACAAGGTAAGGACAAAGGCAGGTTGGGTCGTGCCGCCGAAGAACGAGCGGCTCGTGAGTTCCAGACTACCGCTACATTATCCACAAACAAATCCATACAAAGTATGCTCTACGCTGGTGGCAGTGCGTCAGACGCGCAGCTTGCTCGATTGCTTGAGTTTCACATGCCAGTGCATCCACTATTGAGTAAAGGTACGGCAGTTGGTCGCCAGCTGTATATGTTCCTCATGCACAACTATGGGTGGGCAGGCATTGAGTTCATTAAGAACGTGATGGAGTTGGGTGAGGACAGAGTAAAGGCTATGGTGCAACACGCTATCGCTGAGTTCCCCACCAGATACGGTGTCGTGTTCTCAGGTAACGAACGCTTCTGGGAAGTAGGTGTAGTGCTTGCCGACTTGGGTAATAGACTAGCCAAAGACTTCGGTTTAATCCAGTATGAAGTGGAAGACGCAACCGAGTGGGCACTAGAAGAACTTGTTGGTATCAAGAAAAATGCACTGGCTAACCGTGTTGATGCGTTCGATTTACTGGGCGAGTTCATCAACGAGCACATGGACTCGGCTATTACCGTGATGCACACCGATGGTCAGAAGCCAATGAAAGATAGCACCAGACCTTACGTTGCTGAGATTACAGTACGCTATGACCTGTACCGTAAGACATTCGATGGCAAGTTCACCAGCGGTACGGTGATGATTGAGCGAACCAAACTCAGACGCTGGTTAGCCAAACGTGGTATTGACTACAAAGGATTCCTCAACGAGTTTGATGCTGAGAACATCAACGCTACACCAAAATCACAGAAGGCATACTTCGGTAAAGATGTTGGCATTAAAATTCCACAGTGCTATGTGGTAGGCATAAACTTAAACCACCCACGACTACAAGGTATCTTGGACGATGCCGAGCAATCAGTAGGCGATTTAAGTTTGGGTCAGTTGAAAGCAGTTAGTTAGAAATTTCGAACCCGTACAAGGCGGCTAGTTCTTCGGCCTCTTGTCTACCTGCTCTGGCAGATGACTTGAGTGCCCTAGCTGCCAGTGGTTTTGATGCTTCTCTATACGCTCTGTTTACACCACCAGTAAAGTTTCTAATCTCAAGGCGTGTACCTTTAACATCGGCATTCCACTCACGAACATATTCTTTTACGTTTGCTAAACGCTCAGAGTCACCATTTAGTCTGGCTGCAACAGCCTCACGGATAGCCTCACTTCTAATCATTTGACCATAGCGTTGCTCTTGGCCATCAGCCATCATCCAATCCATCTGTACCTGAGCACGACTTGGGTAGAAGCCTACTGCCTTTCCGATAATTTCCCACGCAGTTACATCCTGAGAAACTACATAGCCTTTGCTGTCTAAGATTGCACCTGTGTTTGCGTACTTCCATGACTCGGTAGCGTTCTTCAATGCACGAACAGGTGCGTCTGTAAGTATCTTGCTGATTGGCTGTCTGCCTGTAATCACAGCAGGGATAGTACCAGTTGCCCACTCAAATGCACCGAGCATGAATGAGGTTGGAGCACCAGCCAAGTTCTCTACCTCACGCAGTTTTTCCTGAGCAGATGCCGATGGTTTAAACAGGGCAGTACCCGGAACTATATCGCCAAGACCTAAACGGTTAGAGAATGACCATCCTGTGGTAGCATCGAGCAAGCCGCGCATCATTACTGGGGTTAGTGCAGCACCCAGTTCATCACCAAATGCACCACGAGTCAGACGAGCAAATTCTTTCTCTACTGAGCCGGACTGTAATCCTAGACGCTGCATCAAGCCATCAATAATATCCAGCAAGTCGTCAGCACCGGGCAGACCGCGTAAGCCTGACAAAAGAATCAATGAACCTAGCATGATAATCTGGCCGTTACGGTCCATGTTCTTGAGCAGTTGCAGCATGATGATTGGATACTGCTTGTACATATACACGAAAGACATTAGACCACCACGGAAGAACGCAGGGCGGTTGTACTGTGAGTAGTCACCTTGAGTAGCATCGAGGGCTTTGTCAGCGGCGTTACGTGCAGCATCATCGGCTTTCATTGGGCTTACACCAGCAGCAATCTGGCGTTCATATTCACCACGATAGGCAGCAAGTACAGTTACACGGCGGTTAAACTGCTCTGAGTAACTGAACGGGAACATCCATGTCTGAACAAATTTCTGGAAGGTTGGGTTACCCATGAAGCCTTTGCGCCCACGCACTGTACCAGTCAGTGCATTGAACTGAGCAGCATCCAAGCGTTGTTCTTCGGTTAAGTCTTTCAGGAATCGTAACTCACCAGCAGTTAATCCATCTTTGCTCTCAGTTGCACCAGTGCGTTCAAGTTCATCTAGCTGTGCCTGTAAGAAGTCTACATTGATGTACTTAGGATTGGCGGCAGATATAGCGAACTTGGATAGCAGTGCACCAGCACGACCAGCACCGAGGCCCAGACCGAAGTTGTTCTCTGGGTTGTATGATGACAGGTATGCCCATGAGTTGGTAGGCAGTGACAGCATCTGCGTAATACCGGTAGCGATAGAACCACCAAGTTGTGCTACCGCAGCCCAAGTACGTGCGCTCAGTGAGAACTGGTTGTTGTTCCAGAAGTCATCGGCAAACACAATGTCACCAGTAGAATCTTGCCAGTCAAGTTGTGACTTAGCGCGTTCTTTGTACCAGTTACCACGTAATACGTTAGTGTCACCAACTTTCTCATTGGCTTTTTCAAAGTAAAATTTTTCTTGGAAGTACTCACGCGCTGCCAGTTCTTTAGCTGGGCCAGTAGCGGCTTCCCACTTGGCTTTAAGTTCTGCCAGCTTATCACGGTCACCGAACCAGTTGCGGTTATCTTCCAGCACACCATCGAACTGGTGACGGAATGTTTTGTTCGCTGCGACATATGCCTGCTGCTCTAGGAATGCAGATGAACTACGGACAACATCTTTATCCCAGCCCGGCACACCTGCACGTTGCAAGTTAGCACGAGCCCTAGAGTTCTGGGCAGTAACTTTCTTAATCAAAATCTCACGGTCAGCCACTGGCATCTGAACACCCAAGCGGCTCAAAGCGTACATAACATCATCGTAGTGCATGATGTCTACCAGTGCTGGTGTAGTTTCTACGTCACTGACGATGGCTTTCAAGTACACTGGAACCACGCGGTTGTTAGCATCTCGCATGGTGTACTCACCAGTCAGCAGGCCGTTTAACTCCTCAGCATATCCAATGGATTCATCTTTCTTCTCAGTCATGAACAGCGGTAAGGAATCCTGCTGCCCTTGATGCAGCTTAACTGGCTCCTCATTACCATCAGCGTCAATAGTGTATGCCTGCACACGAACTTGGAATTTGCCTCGGCGAGATAGGGGGGCATAGCCACCGGCAATACTGCGCTTGGCGTATAGTGAGTCATCATTCAATGAGATGGTGAACGTACTGCGTTCTTCCATGGCGTAAGCCACAGGCCAGATTGATGAGTCGGTGATGGCATCTGTATCAGGGTCAATCTTCACGCGCAGTTTATCACGCAGACCAGTAACCAAAGTCTTAACTTCGTCAGGAGTGTAGTTAGGTAGCTTGGTTGCGAAGTCATTAAGCGCGTTGTCATTGTAGAATGAACGGGCAAAGCGCATCTCAACATAATCCACAGCGTCAGCCTGAGATACCTCATTCATCTTGAATCGGTTGTTCTCGTAGGATGCACCCTCCATAGCGATACGGTCATACTCATCGGATACGGCTGTGATGAAGCGGCGTTCAGCTTCGGTCAGGGTTTTCTTAAATGCCCGGTCAATACCACGGTTGAGTACACGTTCTTGCTCATACATAGCACCAGCATACTTGGCATTCAGAACATCCATCTGGCTCTCATTGATAGCTTCACGGAACTGCAAGTACATTTTGTACTGGATACTATCTTCGGTCAGGTCTTTAGCCCATGCGAAGTCAGCCATGTCTTTGGTGTTCACATAGTTCGGTGCGCTGTATGTATTGCTATCAAGTTGTTTCTTGTAGTTCAGCTTAGTGCTGCGAAGCATAGAGTCGAACTTATCTTCGGTCTTATCGTATGTAGCCTGTAATGAAGTCTTGACCTTGGCATCCTTAGCACCATCAATCTTACGTTTAATACGGTCAAGGTCACGTTTCTTACGGGCTTCAATCGTTGCAACTTCTTGGTCGCGCTCAGCTTCCAGTTGCTTTCTATACTCGTCAGTCATTGGCTTCTCAGTGAAGCCCATCTGAACATCAAAGCCTTTCTTGAAATCTTCCACTGACAATGTACCAGCTTTAGCAAGGGACTCGAACGCATCAGGGTTTACAATGATTTGGCCCAACTCAGTGGAGTATGCGATAGGGGCTTCAAACTTAGATTGCAGCTGTGTATCCGTGAACTGGTTACCTTTAAGCAATGAACCTAAGGCCAGTAACTGTCCAGCCTGTTGTGATTCCATTGGCTCAGGACCATCACCGAACATCAAGAACTTAGCTTCATGTGCAAGCTGTGTCAGCTTAGAATACTTTGTCTTAAGTTTCTGCTGCATCTCACCTTTACGTTGGGTAAGACTGAAAACCAATGACGCACCCTTACTATCACGAGCCATGTCATCCTGAGTACGCAGGAGCCCAAAGAAGTTCTTCATTGTATCCTTGGCGTTTACTTTCGACCCGTCATACTTGCGGCGCAAGTCTGCAACTTTGGTGTCGTTGTTGTTCAACCAGTTCATAATGCCTTCTAAACCACCAGTTGTAGTCACGTTTTGGTTCATGGCGTTCATGGCAGCGGTTTGCTGGCCCTGTGGCGCGAGTTGGGCAAATCTTAATACCTCGACATCAGACTGTTCGAGTTCTCGCATTGTAGCCGCTTCCTGCAAGAGAGTTTTTAGGTTGACTTCTGAACGACCCACACCTTGACGTACGTACTTGCGTGATAGGCTGACTAAGTAGCGAGCAGCGTCATCGTTGAACTTAAAGCCGAGTTTGTTCAACTGGTTTTTCATCCAAGTCCAGAATCTCATCATGGTTGATGAGTCGATTGCAGCTGCGCGGTCAGACAGAACTTCTTCCACAGCTTCCAAGAACGGAATGTTCTGTGCTTCTGACAGAACTACTGCTGCGTTGTTAACCTGCACATCTGAGTCGGCGATTGACTGCAAGATTTTATTTAGCTGAGCATCACTGAACAACCCACGGAAACCTACGTGACCCAGAATCTCATGAGCCATGATGAAGTTAGCGTGTTTCTCACCGTTGATATTGTCAGCGAACAGAACGACTGTGTTGCCCCATGCCATACCAGCAGCATTGACAGCTTCAAAGTCACCAGCCTTACGAGCAGCGGCAGCTTCTCTAAACAACTTGGGGTTTGCTTTACGCATGTCATCCAGATTCTGGAATACATGCAGCTTAGGTTTACGTGCCAGCTTAGATACGAACTTGTTAGCCATCAGACGGAGCGCACCAGCCTTCATTGGCTGACTTGCCTTCTCATCGACACGGTAATAGTTAGCCAGACCACCTAGAATATTATCGTCTTCTTGGACACCAGACTCCTGCTGGAATTTAAGTTCCAGTGCGGTACGTTGTTCTTCCTCAGCGGCTTCCAGTTCAATGTCACGCAGCTCTTTACGGGCTGCGGCATGGGCCTTGGCAAATTCTTCACGTGATACTTTGGCTTCTTCTACGCTAGACAAAACGTACTTGTTAGTACCCGGCTTCTGAACTACGATTGGTTTACCATCTTTGAAGAAGTCCTCAATGGAACCACGCTCGCCAACTACAAAGGCAGCATCTTCCACTTGCTTGAATAAAGCTTCGGCCTTAGCAGTCAGTTGCTTCTTGTTAATCCAGCCTTCACGGTTGTTGATGAGGTCTGCCAGCTGAATAGCTGCGCGGTCAATTTCTTCAGGTGCTTGTTCAGCTTCCGTAACTGCGGCTGTAATATCCTCATCCTTCTTAGTGGATACACGAACACCAATCTTAGGGTCTGTCAGCAAGTTGTAGTCGTTCAGCAGTTTATACAGGCGTGACCGTGGGTTGATGCTAGGCATAGTGATAGCGAATGCACGTAGTGCCTTAGTGAACTCAGCCACAGGGATAGGCTCTGCGCCAAACAGGAACTCATTGGCTGTTTTAAATAGCTTGGTCGCCTGATTTGTTTCAGTCACATAGACATCAACAATCTCATTCATAGCGATTGCATAGTCTTTAGGTGAACTGGTAGTTTCGACAGTATCAATGGCTGCTTCAAGTGCCTGCTGTGCGTCTAGTGTTTCCTGTGACGCTTCGCCTGACTTTTTTTCCTTCTCCTGCGCTGGAGCTGTGACCTGAGCGACTAACGATGCTAAAGATGTTTGTGGTACTTGAGCCGGTGTAGCCTGAGCTTTAGGTGCTTTAAGACGCTGCTCACCTACCGGTGCGGCAGGTGTAGCTTTAGTCGTTTCAACTTTAGGTTCTTTTTTCAGCGTGGCTTTACCAGTTGGTTTAGGCGGTGTTGGCTCTGGTGGTTTAATACCACCGATACGGTCAGCCTCAGCCATAGAAGCTTTCTTGTCTTCTACTAAATCAGTCCACTCTTTACGCTGGGCATCAGTCAGCTTCTCCCATGTTGGTGCTTTAGGGTCACGCTTTTCACGCCACTGGGTACGCGCATCGCGCTCTACTGCTAGACGCGCAGCCTTAGCTTCCTGTACTGCAATTACATCTTGTAGACTTTTTCCTTGCTTTTCTTGCGTGGCTTTTGCACCTTCTCTGGTAGCTTGGCGGAGCTTGGCGTCTTGTCCTCGTACTCCTTCGCCAGTTCCGGTTTGTTTGCGTACATCCACTTGCGCTGTGCTTGGCTCTTGAACGGCATTTGGTTTCTCCTTCGCTTTGAGTTTAGCAGTAGTGGTTTTCTTAGCCAGTGCTTTAGCCACCGTAGCAGGTGTGACAACACGACCTGTCGGAGGTATCTGACTACCACCTACTTCTGGGATAGAACGGTATGGCTGTTTAGTTCCGGCAGAACGCAGGGCAGCCATTGTCGGTTCACCTTCTTGGGTGAACAATGACAGCTGTCTACCACGGCGTAAGTCAACCTTAGGCGCAGCCACAACAACAGGGGCTTTCTGCTGCGGTGCAGGAATGCCACGGCGTACGCGCTCACGCATTGATGGTTTAGGTGCTTGCCCACGACCAAACAGTTGTAATTGCTGTGGGTTTGGCGCACGAGTTTCGCGCATAGGCAGCGGAGCTACGGGTTCAGGTGCAGGCTGTGCCAAGTCTAACTGACGTTGGTTCTGCGCCACGATTGCAAGGCGGTTAAGCTCTGCCTGACGTTGTTGTTCCTGTGCAATTTGTTGCTGCTCAATAGCTTTAGCCACTTCAGCCTGCTGCATAGCCAGTTCCATCTGGGTAACTGGTGCATTGACCGGTGTTGGTGCAGGCGGTGGAGGTGCGAACTGTAGTTGACCTTGGCCCGGAATCTCAGCTGGCTGTTCACCAAGGTATGGAATACCAATCGGGTTAACCAATGTACTACGTTGCTGCAACTCTGCAATGGTTGCACCTTCAGGACCAAAGATGTCGAGTACGCCTTGTTGTCCAAACTGACCGGGTGCTACTTCACCTGCAAAAATCGTATCGCTAGGGCGTGATGGTCGAGTTGTACCGTCAGGTGCGGTAATCATATCAGGGCGACCCATCATGCCACCGGTAGTGACAGGACCTTGAGGTACACCTGCTGGAGGTTCAGTAATTGTGAGTGCTGTGCTAGGTTCTGGTGATTGCTCTGGGTTCAGCAAGTTAGTAGGCTGGTCACCTACTGGAGTCTTACCCTTACGCAGATTGGCAATACCACCCAAAGGGCTGCCTACACCGAAGCCTGCGGCAAATGATTCAAGTAATCGCTTCTGAGCTTCTGGGCTAGACAAATCCTGACCAGATAAACCGAGAACCAAGGCTTCTTGGCCTGCTTCAGTAGCACCCTCAAGTGGACCACCAACAATAGCACCAGTAGCACCACGTTTAAGTAACTCGCCTGCGCGTTTAGCACCAGTACCTAATGCTGTCTTACCTTGGATGGATGCTAAGTCTGTACCTGTACCTTTAATGCCGCCAAAGATACGTGAAGCTAAAACAAATTCAGGTAAGGTTTCCAGTGCAGCGTACGGTAAAGACCCGGCAAGTGCAGCTAGTCTGGCACTTGCATCGTCAGCAGGTACACCCTGCTCGCGCATCTCACCATAAATATCAGCAGCACCAGTGGCAATATTACTACCATAAGACGCAGCCAACGCCCCGGCGGTACCGGCAGCAGTACGCAACAACTTGCTTTCCGCAGCGTCAAGAGCTTCACCCGCAGCTTTTTTCTTGGCAGCAGCTAAGATAGCCTGCTTGGTTGCAGACTTACCCAAGATACCGGCGACACCAGCATACAACCCTGCCGCTGGACCACCTACCGCAGTACCGGCACCAAAGCCAGCAACACCGACAGCTAATGATTCAAGCAGGTTAGGACCTTGTTGCGCCAAGTTAGCCACGAACCAATCGACAGCGTCACCGCCTGACTGAATGTTTGAGAACTCACGTACAAACGGTGCAGACTTCTGAATGTCACGAACTTGCTGGTCAACGATTGCCTGCCCAGTTTGCTCAGCACCTAGAAGTTGCAAGCCTCTGCCTGCAAGCAGCTGCATATTGTCGACACCGATGCCGAAGTTCTTCCTAGCCAGACGCCCAAGACTTGGATTGCGGATGGAATTTATATACTGACTGTATGCGTTCTGGTCTATCGGAGTCCAGTTACCAGTGGTAGGTAAACCAACAGACGGATAGGACAGGTACTGCTCAGATTGTAGAGCAGTAGTAGCATCGTCAGCGTCAAAAGTAATGCCGTTAACATAGAGCTTGTTCTCCGTTGCATTAAAGGCAATAGCCGGAGCCTGCTTTAACTCCGGCATTGTGAACTGACTTTGCTTGACGATTTGCTGCCCAACGGCAGCCATGTCTGCTAAAGATGGGGCTAACCCATTCAACCCTATATCTGACGTAGGGCTGTTAATCGCATATGGATTAGCCTCAGGCCCTAGGTTAGATTTCGCCAGAAACGGGTCAGCAAACGAAAGACCTTCTTTAGCCATAACTACCTCACTTTATATTGTACCTTTTGCCCAACTCAAAGATGGAAGGTTTGCGATTGGATGAGCACCTCTTGATTCTATTTTAACACCATCAATCTCAATAGTGGTAGGCGTTGGGTTATAGTAGAATATATCGGTTGAACCAGCTGGTTTAATAAACACCCCACCATCGGCAGCACCAGAAGGTTTGACTTCCAATCCATACTTAGCTTTAGCCATCTCTTGGTTAATTGTGTTTTGGCCTTTGATGCCTTCAACAGTAACATCAGCAATCATCTTAGCATAAGCCTTGGCATTTTCCTTCATGATGTCTAGGCTGGTATCCAGACGTTTCATTGAGGCTTCGCTAGATACTTGAGCCATAATCTGACGGTAACCACTATCGAACGAACGGCGTGATAAGTCTGAAACCTCATCAACACCAATACCTTCCTTGGTCATAGTGCCATTCACAAACACGTTGTACGTACCATCAGTTCGTGGCTGGAATGCAATCGGTGTACCTGCATAGTGGCTTGCCACAGCAGACAAGCGGCGTGGGTCATTAGCCAAAGCCAAATCTTGTAGGCCCTGCATACCTTGTAGGTAGAACATACCCTCATCAAGTTCGATGATTTTGTTGCGTAATTCCATGTACTGCATACCCATACCAGAACGCTGATACATACCAGCTAGTCGGGTCAGTTCATCACGCTGACGTAAGGCACGTTGCATATCACCACCGATTGCCTCAGGGTTTGCCAGATAGAAGTCAGATACCTTTTTCTGCACCGCTGGTGTTGGTGGTTTGGTATCGGCTACCTTAACAATCTGACCATCAGGCGTGATTGGCACGTTCTTGATTACAGATGGTTGTTCGCCACCAGCAAGTGACAATGTCTTAGTTACATAGTCACGTGTTTCTTTAGGCAGCTTGGTCATGTCGCCACCAGCAGCCAGCCACTTATCAGTAGCTGTCGGGCCCATATTATAGGCAATCAGTTGTAGTGTCTGATTGTTACCATACTTCTGTGCCATAGCCAGTGAATACATATTGCCGTACTCGGCACCAACCTCAGGCATCTTCAGTAGCGCAGCCGCTGTATTAGCATCACGCTTACCTACTTGGATGCCCTTAGATGCAGCAAAGTCAAACACGTTAGGTAATCCGAAGCCGGGGTCCATTGCAGTTTCAGGCATAACTTGCATCAAACCTGTTGCACCTTTAGGACTTACAGCCGTAGTCTTACCACCACTTTCAACTTGTTGCTGAGCAGCTAACAATTTTTGTTGGTCGACTGTACCAGCAGAAGGTTTACCCTTGAGTGCATCGAGTTTCTTCTGTTCAGCTGACATAATCGCTGATTGTTGCGTCATAATGTTTGACGGGGCTAGACCGCCACGCAGTGCATCTGGGGATACTTTGTCCACATAACTGCCTTTAGTCGTAGATATTGCGTACGGACTTTTTGGCACAGCCACAGGTGGGGTAGTTGGCATCTTCGCTGCATCTTGCTGACGCAAGTAGTTCAGTGCTGCTAAGTCTTGGTTAGTAACCGCAGGCTTTTGTGCTGCCGGTGCTGGTTGCACTGCTGGTTGAATTGGTGCAGTAATTTGCGGCGCAGCTACTGGAGCTACAGGCACTTGTTGTACATCAGGCCTAGCAAATTGACCCATCAGGTCAGGAGTCTGCGGCATTGGAGCCTGAGTCATTTCCTGACGTAATCGGTTAAGGCGATTCTGTTCTTCAATCTTTAGCTGGTTCTGCTGGGCTACGCGCTGCGCTTCTTCTTCCTGACGCCACCCTGCACCGACCCGCCCAGCACTGCTGAGAACTTGTCCTAGTGTTAGATTCATGACTTACTCCTTAACCGATAGATGCGGCTCGTGACGGACCTGTTAGTGAACCAAATAGCGTACCAATATCTTCGGCTGCTTTACGGCGTTGTTCTTCAGCCTTAGCTAATGTAGCCTCGTAACCACTGCCATACGTGCCGTATGTATTTGGGCCTGCGGTTGGTAAAGCTGTTAGGCCTGCTTGCGTAGTAGCCAGTTTGTTTTGCTGTGCAGTTGTTGCACCTTGCAGGTACGCTGTTTCACCACGAGTAGCAGCTTCAAGATTGTATCTACGTTGTTCCGCAGTACGCAGACCACCACGTTGTGGAGCTATCTCACGTAGATTTTCTTGAGCCTGACGACCAATACCTGTGGTTACACTACGTTGAGCCATCAGGCCGAAGTAGTTAGGGTCAAAGTATTTAGCCTCGCCAAGTAACGCAGTAGCTTCGCGCAGACGTTGTTCGAACAGAGCTCGATTGGTCATCTGAAGTTGTGCAAGTTCAGCTTTCTGTTGTTTAACCAGTTCTTCCTGCTCTGGGGATAATCCGTTACCAGCAGTGAGTGAGCCAGCCAGTTGACCAGCAGCACGAAGTACCAAGTCAGCTTGCATTTTAGGGTCAGATACCTTCTGCTTGAGAGCTTCCCATGCAGATGTAGGTTGTTGCGGCGCAGCAGCCTGAGCAGTTGCAGCAGCTTGTTGGGCCGCCGGTGTAACCTGAACACCAGCTTGTTGGTACGCAGGTGCAGTCTGTGGAGCGAAGGTCTGTGCTGCCTGAGCGGATTGCGGTACGTTCGGATTATAGAACTGCGTAGTTCCCAGATTGGAAGCACTACCACCCATAGCATTAGGCAGGTTAACTGACAAGCCACCAGATGTAGATAAGGCGTTAGCCAGTGATTGCGTTTGCTGTGCTACGTCAGCACCGGATGACAGGATGTTAGCCAGCTGTGAGTTAGAAACTGCGCCACCATATGCAACTTGAGAAGCATCAACCACAGCACCAGCACTAGGTCCATTCATCAC